TATCGAGATGGGCTCGGACACGCTGGAGTTTGGGCTGGACGAGGACGAGGCCCGCCGGCTGCTCAACTCCCTCGCCGACGCGCTCGGGGAGCGGATCGAGAGCCCGGACCATCCGATGAGCGAGCCGCCACCTGTACGCGGAGCCTACCTCGTGCACCTGCCCGGGGAGCCGCGCTGGCGGGAGTGGGCGTGGCATCCGGAGCATGGATGGTCAATGGAGATGATGCCGCAGGGCGCTGTGTGGCGCGAACTGCCGGCGCTGCCGAGGGACGGGGCATGAGCGCCGAGCGCAAGCGCCCCGAGATCGTCGGCATCCACCCCGCCGGCCCGGATCATCGCGTCGTCACCGTCGAGGGCGGGGAGCACGCCTACTGCCGCCGGCCGTGCCAGGAGTGCCCGTGGAGGCTGGACGCGCTACCCGGCGAGTTCCCGCCCGAGGCATATCGTCACTCGGCTCAGACGGCCTACGACCTGAGCCGGCACACGTTCGCCTGCCACATGAGCGGCACCGAGCGCCCACGGGTCTGCGCGGGGTTCCTGCTGCGCGGAGCGGCGCACAACATGGCGGCCCGCATGCGCCGCATCCGCGGGGAGTGGATGGACGTGGAGGACGGCGGGGTTGAGCTTTACGAGGACTATCGCGCGATGGCCGAGGCCAACGGCGTTGACCCGGATGACCCGGTACTGGCGAGGTGCCGATGAGCGATCCACGTGAAACCTCCGCGCCCGTGAAGCTCACACCGGCCCAGGCCGAGCTGCTGCTGGCGATGCAGCGGGGCGAGCGGGTGTTTAGCCGCCGACTGATGATGGGCGGCCGTCGGGACGAGCGCTGGAGCACGAGCAAGAGTCCGGCGAAGGTGCTCCGGTCCCTGTTCGGCAAGGGGTTGATCCGCAGGGAGAGCGGCGGACACTTTGACGATTGGGACTACGTGCTGACGGATGAGGGACGCGAGTGGCGAGCGCCCGAAGCCGTGCGATAAGCGCGGTTATCAGACAGATCAGGCGCATAGCGAGACGGAAGGCACGGTAAGGCGCGATCAAGTATCGACCAGAAGAAATTTATACGCATGTATTGACTCGGTCTAGATACGCGCGTATAGTCTCCCCATCGGATCGGCGATGGGCGCCGACGGGAGACGAAGATGGCCACCACCCGCACCTACCTGAACGTTCCCTTCTCGCGCAAGGACGAGGCCAAGGCCGCTGGAGCCCGCTGGGACGCCGGCGCGCGGAAGTGGTACGTCGAAGGTGCGGTGCCCGCCGCTCTCGCGAGCTTCGTCCCCGGCAGCGTCGCCGAGCACGAGCGCCGCGCCGCCAGCGGAAGCGACCTGTCGCGGACGATGGCCGCCTACGGCCAGCCGCGCCCCTATTACAAGCCGTGCCAGGCTCCGACTCGCGCCCAGCAGGACGCCGCTGCGGCCCGCGTGATTGCTGCGGAAACCGGCCAGACGTTTGACGAAGTGATGGCGGAGTTCGCCGAGCGTGACGCCGAGATGGAAGCCGACGCCAGCAAGCCGCTGACGGCCGAGGAAGAGGCGATGTTGCGGGATGATCTGGCAGCGATCAGGAACGAGGGCCGCGGGTACCGCTAAGCCGACCCTCGCCGTAGCCGACTCCCGCAGCCGGCTACCACGAGGGAGGCGATAGGCGCCGACCGCACGGGGAGAGCAGAGATGAGCCAGAAGCTGACGATCAACTACACGGTCCTGGCGGGGAATCTTGAGGGCTGTGACCCGATGGACACGTCGAGCAGCGCCGATCGCTACGCCCCGCTCGTCAAAAAGGCTCTTCTTGAGGCGGCGAGGGAGGATTATCCGGACGCCGAGATCGAGGTTAATGTCGATATCCAATACAGGACCAGCGGGGCCGGACCAAGCCTGACGGCCGTTCTGAACAATGGGAATGGAGATTTCGATTTTCTGGAGGATAAGTATTCCCATATCCCCAACGAAGTTTGGGGAGAGCAATGGGACGAATGGGCCGTCATGATGGATGAAGATGACGCGGCGTAAGAGATAAGCCGGCTAGGAATCCCCCAGAGGAGTGAGGCGCAATCCAGCGCCGGGAGAGCGAAATGGATCAGCAGAATGCGAATTACTACGTCATGAAGCGCAATCCCGCCTATCGATCTGGCTATGAGCAGGTAGGCACGGCAGCAACCTATGGGGACGCGGAGGATATTCAGACGGCGCATACCACGCACCTGAACGGCCGCCCCTACATCGTCCCGCAGATATGGGAGCACCGAGAATGGGAGTCATGGAAGGACGAGCAGCACCGCCAGAACCACCGCGCCTAAACCCACCGCCGCCCTCCGGGGCGGCTCCCCTTTGGAGCCACAGATGACCGAGCCGATCGCCAAGCCCACCCCGGCCGAGCGCCGCCGTATCAACGTGCGCGAGTACGAGCGCGCCGTGATCGAGGCCGGCGGGCGGCGCATCACGCTGCTCCTGCCGCCAGAGGCCGCGGCGCACCTGCGCGAGCTGACCGCCACTGGCCGCCCGGCGACCGAGATTGTCGCCGAGGGCCTGCGCGCACTGATCAGTCGGGCGAAGCGGGCGCAGAAATAGTTATACGCGCGTATTGACTGTCTAGAGATACGCGCGTATATTTGCCCCATCGAAGGCGCACAGGGCGCCGGGGGAGAGCGAGATGAGCGAGCTACCGATGGGCGTAAAGGGCTGGTACGAGAGCTGGAAGGCGGCCGGACTCGGAACCGTCAAGGTTCGGGGCCGCACCGTCACGATGGCCGCTGCCGCGGCGCTCATGAATGACGACCTGCGCGAACAGCTTCACAGCGAGATGGCGCCCTGCGTCCCGCAGGACTTCGTGGACGCCTACGCCGAGGCGCACCGCGAGAAGTTCGGCGAGGAATTCACGGTCGCCTGACGCCGCCCTCGCCTCTGCCCACTCCCCGAGCGGGCAGGTACGAGGGAGGCCGCGGGCCACCCACCACACAGCGCCGGGGAGCCGGCAGGGGGAAATATGAAAGCCATCACGATGAGCCCGGAGCAGACCGCAACCTACGACGCCGACGACGCGGCGGCGGTCGAGTTGATGCGCGAGCTGCGCCGGCAAGCGCAGGAGATGATCGAGGCCGGGGAAGCCGACTCGGTCGAGATTTATACCGACGATGGGATCGTTGCCGAGGTCGTCGGCTGAGGCCGCTTGTCCGCCCAACCCACCGCGGCCCGGGCGGGGCGAGCGGCTGGGGGCGAGAGTGCCGCAGGGGGAGTGGGGGTGGCGGGGCTAGGGCGTGCCATTGATAGGAGACAGTCAAGTGAGAAAATCGCTGAGCCTGGTCGCGGCAACGGTCTTGGCGGGCTTCCTGATAAGCCTTGTGCCGGCGAGCGCACCGCTAAACGAGTCGCCATCGGCCGAGCAGTTGCGCTCGATCAGGGGACAGATCGCACGGGCTACGGGCCAGTCGTCTCAAGCTCCCTGAGCCGCGCCTGAAGCTCCTGGATGGCCGCCACGAGCAGCGGCACGAGCTTGCTCTGATCGATCCCCTGATAGATCGGATGCCCCTGAGCGTCCACGGCGTCCTTCTCTCCGCGGATCGCCTCGGGCACCACATCGGCGACCTCGTGCGCAAGAAATCCATCTACCGTGACGCCCGGCGTCGAGCGGAAGTTGAACCGCACGGGATTGAGTGCCGCGACGCGATCAAGCGCCCCGGACATCGGCGCGACGTTCTCTTTCAGCCTGTAATCCGAACTCGTGCTGTAGCTCGTCGCCGAGCCCGTCACCGAGATGCCGCCGACGAGCGCGCCAGCTCTGCGAAAGTCCACGATGCTCCCATCGCTGCCGAGACGAGCGAGCGCGAGCGCCGGCTGATCGGTTGCGGCAGCGCCTATCTGGCCCGCCGGGCTGACCACGGCGCCGTTGCCGTGGGTGCCATCCCATACGGTTGCGCTCGCCGTGGCGACGAACAGGTAGCCGCCCGCGGTCCACTGCCCGCGTATGCTGCCGGCCGCCGAGAATGAGATCGCCCCATCGCTAGAGAGATCAAGCGCCGAGGCTACGTAGTTGTAGCTCAGCCCCGCGCGGATGTTGTCGGAGCCATCGAGATACGAGAGATAGCCGGCGGCGTTGCTCTTAATCTGAACAAGAGCGGCAACTGAGTCTTGGACCCGCAAACTGCCGCTGCCACCGCTGCCGAATACATGCAGCAGTGCTGCGGGGCTTGCAGTGCCAATGCCAGCGGAAGCGATATCAACGAGGCTCAGTTGGGTGCCGCTGATGCTGCCCCACGCGGCCCAGCCGGTATTGGCGCCATTGCGAATCTTGAGTTGGTTGGTTGCGCTATCCGCCCACATCTGGTGCGGATAGGTGGGTGATGGCGCGCTCGATCCATACTGCATGCTACCGAGGGCCTGGAGCGCGGCGTTGATGTCGGCGCGGGTCGATGGGAAGGTGGCGTTGTCGATAACGAGGTCGTGCTGACTCATACCTGTAACCCTGGGCCATGCGCGACCCAATCAATGACGCGGGAAACTCCGGAGCCCGTGGAATCGAGCACCTGGACGCTGAATCCGCTGGCGGAAGGCGTGCCGACGACGAGCGTGTCGCCAGCGGCGAGGAACTGGCCCGTGACGGCGACCCGTGGCGCCGAGTGATAGGCGGCTGCGAACGTCACGGTGCTGCCGCCGGCCGCCACCGAGAGGTTTCCCGACTCGACGCGATCCGGCATGTCTACGGACATCGTCAGGGCCGTGACGACGGGCGTCACCCAGGCGCTTGAGCTTGCGAGCGTCAGGCGCAGGCGCACGGCTTGGGCGTCGTAGTCGCCGGCGACGTAGGGCCGCCAGCCATCCCACGTACTGCCGTTCGGGCTCGTGTCGATCTCGGCGCCGATCGACACCGCGGCAACGGCGCTCTCGTTGGCGTCGAACAGCCCCGCGCGGTCGTCAAAGCGCCCCTCGGCCGTGTCGAACGTCGTCGCGTAGTCGATGACGCCCGTCTCGATGCCGGCCGAAACGCGCGAGAGATACCGGGCGCCGAGGTCCAGCGCCGAGGTCACGTAGGTGCCTGACATCTGCACCGCACCGCCGGCATCAAACGTCCCGAGCGCGGCGTCGAAGTCGCCCGCGAGCGCGTCGAAGAAGGCCGCCGAGTCGAGCACGAGCGCACCGCTGGCGACGGCGAGGCCGGCCTTGGCGCCGGGCCAAGTGGGGTCCTCGGTCTGCGTGGCGATGAGATTCAGCCCGATCAGGTCTGGCTGGGTCGTGACGACCACGGCGGGGTTGAGGCTCGCGCGTCCAATCTCATCCCATGCTCGCACGAAGTAGGTGCCGGAGCGGGGCGTGACGGTTTCGGTCGTGCCCTGCACGTAGGGGCGCAACACGAACGAGGTTTCGTATAGCGCCCCCGTAGTCAGCGGCGAGTGGCGGATCTCGTAATGGTCGAGATCCAGGTCGGGCACCGGCTGCCAGTGCAGCAGCAGCGCGTCGGCGCCGACGAGTGCGGCCCCGAATCCCGCGACATCCGCCGGCGGCGCGAGGCGCCCGATCACGGAGTAGGTCAGGCGCCCCTCGCTGCCCGCCGGCAGCGGCTGCACGACGACATCGACGCGGTCGCCATCGTGGACTTCGAGCGTCAGCGTCGAGTCCGACTGCTCGCGCGCGAACACCTGCGCACCGTTGACCGCGGCGGTCACAAGCGCGGAGAGTGCGTGCTCGAGTCCCCACGTCGCCGTGATCCGCACCCGCCCGCCCGAGCGCGGGATCAGGACCTCGCCGATACGCAGATCCCGCACGACGGCGACGAGGCGCGTGTAGACGGGGGCCGGCGCCGCGCTGCCAAGGTTTGTTTCGCAGGCGTAGTAGGCGTCCTCCTCATCGGTGGCGACGAGCTGTACGCGGCTCTCGGAGCGGGGCTGGATAGCGGTGATCTTGACGCGCTTCCCAGGCGTGGCGCGCGGCCCGAACGTCCATGTCCAATCGAACGCCGGACCGGCCGCACCTGGCAGCGGCAGCGAGGCGCCCGTGTCGTCGGTCACCGGGATCGGCGTGTAGAGCGTCACGGCCGCCGAGTCGCCACCGGCGGGTGCTGTGCTGATCGTCATTGTGTAGCCGTTCGGCGCGCGCAGCAGCAGCCAGTTGCCTGACGACTGCGGCACCTCCCGATCCAGCGTCAGGTGCGTGCTGTCGGCACAGGCGATCACGCGACCCGAGTAGTCCCACTGGGTCAGGTCGTGCGAGAGGATCGCCACGTCGCCGCGCTGGCAGACCATGCCCTCCCAGTCGGCCTCCCAGGTGATCGTGCGGCGCCTGTAATACTGCTGCGCCGCGAGTAGGTTGGCGTGCCGCTGTGCGAGAGAGCGATCAATGATGCCGACGAGCGATACCGGGGCGCTGTGTGTGGGGCTCGTGACGCCCGGCACGAGCGCGCGCACGGTGTTCTGCTTCCAATCTGCGTCCCGGTCGATGTAGCTCGCGACGACCTCGTCAGCGAGCTGGCCGGTGACGTACTCGACGCGGAATGATCCGGCGACGATGTTCGGCATACCGAAGATGGCGACCGCCGGCTGGCTCGGCGCATCCCACACGACGCCGAGCTTGCCGCTCTGCCATGTCGGCGCACCGCGCCCGGTGCGCGCGATGTGCTCCAGCACCTCGGCGACTGACATGGGCGTGTCGATCACGACACCGATCTCGTAGCCGGCGAGGCCGCAGAAGCTGGCCCACGCAAAGATGCGGTCAAAGTCGATACGCGAGTCCGGCAGGCCCGCGCCGTAGACGCGCCGCCCGCTTACATCGACCCGGCCGCGCGCCCAATGCAGATACCACCACGCGGGGTTCCTGGTCGTGCCGTACTGCCAGGCCGTGCCCGTCCACATCCAGCAGCGCGCCTCGGCGTAGACGGACAGCTCCGCGATGGTGCCGTTGAGCTGCCCCGACGCCCTGATCCTCAGCGCCGCGCGCAACTGGCCGCGGTAGTCGGCGCCGTCGCGCTGGTAGCTTCTGAGCTGCGACCACGTCGTCTGGCTCGTCACGCTCGTGTCGGCGCTGTCGGCCGTGATCCGGCGCAACCGCACCTCGTACTGCCCCTCGGGCACATCCACCCGGTAGCTCGCGCGGATCGGCGTCTGGTCTTGGCCGGTCAGCGTGAGATAGGGCACGCGCACGAAGTAGGCGCGCTCGGGCGCCGGCGCCGGGACAGGGGCGCCGCCGAAGGGGCTTGCGACCTCGTCGTAGGGGCGATAGCGCCAGGTGGCGCGCTGCGTCCACCCCTGGGGCGCCGTGGCCGTGGCGTCACCCAGCGCGAACCAGCGCCAGGTTCCGAGCACATCGCCGTCCACGATGTAGTAGTCGCCCACCGTATGGGCGTCGGGGTTCGTGTCGCCGCCCGAAAGTTGCTGCCAGTAGTTGCCGGAGTTGGGGTCGTAGCCGTCGTACCCCGCCGACCAATACCCACCGGTGCCGGGGCTCCCGGAGGTCTCGCCCGACACCTCCCACAGCAAATCGCCCTCGGCGTGCTCGCCCGGGTCCGTCGAGCCGTAGGCCACCTGCACCCACACCTGCCCGCTCTCGGCCTCCCAGGTCCAGTAACCGGCGGACCAGTAGGCATCGCGATAGAGCGTTTCGTCGGTCGAGACGATGGGCAGCCAGTCCGAGGCGCCGACAGCGCGGTAGACCATCTCGATCTGCACCGAGGTCGGCTCCAACCCCTTTTTGCCCGTCGCAAAGAGGATCGCGCCGATCTCGACGGCGAAGGCGACGGTGTCGGGGCCTGTCGTGCGCGTGATCCAGCCGACAGCCGCAGTCAAGTCCGCGCCGACGGCCGTGTCCACGTTGCCGGGAAAGCCCGCGAGCGCCCCGTCGCGCCCGCTGATTTCGAGTGCGATGTCCTGATAGCCGAGCAGGTCGCTGTCGCCGATGCGCCAGTCCGATAGCGCGAGGTCCGAGAGACCGAAGTTGAAGACCTGGTAAAGGTATTGATCCGCCCCGTTCGCTTCGGTGTAGGGGCGCGCGCCGAGGTCAGGGAACAGACGATGTGCGCCGAGCACGATGGGCAGCGGCTCGTAGGGCCGGGCGCGGTTTGAGCCGCCGGTCAGGGCGTAGGTGGGGGAGGTAGCGGATGGGGTCGCGCCGAGGTTCTGGCGGGGGGCAGGGATAAGGGCGTTGATGAGGAGGTTTCCGCCAATGGCGATGACGCCAGCGGCAACCGAGGCATAGGAGATCGTCGCCTCGCCGATAGTAAACGCGCCGAGCGACAGGCCGCCCGTGTAGGCCGCAGCGATCAGCACAGCAATCTGGAGCACGATGCGCAGCGGATTCGACCCGCCGTCCCCGCCGCCCTCGGCCACGGCCTGAAGGTGCAGAATCGTCCCTGCGCGCGGGCGGGTGCGCGGCCACATCGTGCGCGGGACTTCGCGGCCTTCGATCCACAGGCGCGCGGGCCGGGCGCCCAGGCGCACACCGACGCGGTCGAGATAGGCGGCGATGCTTTCGCCCGCTCGCAGCGGCTCGACGATCAGCTCCCGCCCCTGCGCGGGGATAATGGGGTGCGGGCACCAGACGAGCTGCGCGCGATCGGCTACCGCCATCGGTAGTAGCCCTCGACCGTGAGCCCGACGCCCGGCAGATCGATGACGCGATGGCGCACCACGGCGCCTGCGTTGCGCATCGCGTGGAGCACCCAGGGCGTGCCGTCCGGCTCGCAGTAGACCCCGACGTGCGAGAGGGTGCCGCGGCAGCGCATCAGCACCGCGTCGCCTTCGCGCGGGCGCTCGACGCGCTCGGCGATCTCCTGCGCCGCGGCGAGCGCGTCGATCTGGCGCGCGCTGGCGCGCAGGCCCTGGGCATGCTGCGGTAGAGTGATGCGCCGGCAGAACACCTCATCGGCGACACGCACGGCCAGGGCCGCGCAGTCGGCATCGCCGGGCGAGTAGGGCTCGCCGAGGTAGACGTCAGACCAGTGGGAGGCAGGCATGCGATGGGCGCTGTTGATGCTGCTGTTGAGCGGGTGCGCCGGCTTGGGCGAACTGCGCTCGGAACCACCGCGACGAGCGCTGTTCTCGGCACAGCCATACGATGCGGTCGCCGAGTGCGTCGCAAGGCGCATTGACGAGAGCGGGCAGTTGCCGCCCACGTTGCGCATTGACCGAGAGCGCGGAGTCGCAAACGTCTACCTGACAGCGGATACCTCGGCGATCTACGACGTGACGCTGCGCCGCAAGGATGGTGGGACCCAAATAGAGGGGCGCAACATTCGCACGATCAGCGGCGGCAGCCCCCAATTGGATCGCGTGTGGCCGGCCGTCGAAGCCTGCGCAGGCAATTAACATCAGAACAGCCCCGGCGCTGTCGTCGGATCATAGCGCATCGCACACCCAGGCCGGTTCAGCAAATCCTCGAATCCGAGCGTGCCGCTGACCTCGGGCGTCGTCACCACGATATGACTTAGCTCCATCGTGATTTCCCACTCGATCGTGTCGGGCGCCGAGCGCATGACTTGCATGAGCCGGCATTGCGCCCCTGCTCCGCCATTGCTGACTTCGAGCCACTGCACAAGCTCGCGCCCGACGTTATCGACGGCAAGCTGCGCGCTCGGCAACCTCCCTTCCTGATCGTCCGGCAGCGTGATGCGAAATCCGAGGCCGACGAATAGATGTCCGCCGCTCGTCAAATCCTGCGTGTCGTTGACCACACGCACGGGCTGCGCGAGACCCGGGTGCGTGATCTCCAGCAGCACCCGCGGTGCCTCGCCGCTCGTAGCGTTAACGGCGGCTTGGAGGCTTCGCGAGTAGGTGCGCGGCATCAGGCGTCCCAGGTTTCAAGCGTGAGGCGCACGCGCCAAGCACCCGCGAGATGAGCAAAGGGCGCCTCCTCATCAAGTTGCCCGCCGCGGATTCGCGCTTGTTTCGTGGCCCCGTCTACCGGGTCGGTCCACGTAAACCAGTCGGCGCCGCGGTGAATGTCGCTCGTGAACCACGCGAGGAAATTGAGGTAGTCGGCCCTGCTGTCGAAGCGCGCCGTTGCGGGACGGGCAACCATGACGCGCGATTTCGTGCGCGTCTGCTTTGGCGGCCCTGACTCCATTTGTGTGCGCTCAAGGGCAGACTCGCGCTGGAGCTTGAAGCCATCGAGCAGAATTGCGGCATAGGCCGGCCATGTCGCCATCAGCCGCCACCCCGGCGCAGCCCGTAGGCGTCGGCGATCGATCGCGACATCGGGCCGCCGCGCTGCACGTCGGAGACGAAAAGGCGCACGACGACGGCCTCTCCATCAAAACTCTGCTCGGTGCGCTCGACCTGCTGTGGCGTGCCGTTGTTGATGACCTGCACGTTGACGACGGGGGCCGTGGATTGGGCGCGAACCCCAAGGCTGCCTGTTGCGTCGCGCGCTAACGGCATGATGGCCTCTGGGCCGCGCTCGGCCATCATCCCCGCCCCCCGCGCCATCGGAAACACCGTCGGGCGCGTGACGATGCCCCCGCGGGCGAAGGGCACGACGTTGCCGCGCGAGAACACATTGCCGAGAGCGCTGAGCGTGTAGCTCGCGCCGATGCCGCTGCCGAAACCACCGCTGTTTACGAATCCGGCGTCGTTGGCGGCGGCGCCCGTAAAGAATCCGCCGAGGGATTTTAGAAACGGCACGGCGGCGGCTTGAATCTGGATGCGGGTCAGATCGGCGATGATCGACTGCGCGAAGCTTTTGAAGTCGCCCTTGCCCGTTACCGCAAATTGCGCGATTGCCGAGGCGGCATCGGATGCAAACTGCGCCGTGGTCTCGCGCAGACGCTGCGTGCTGTCCTCCCAATGATCCGCGAGTTGCGCCAGCGGATCGCGCTCGCGCTCCAGCCGTTGCCGGCGAAGCTCGAAAATCGCATCAAGCTGTTGGCGTTGCGCGGCCAACTCCTCCGGGTAGGCGCCGATCTTGATTGCGAGTTCACGCCGGGCGTACTCCTGCGCTAGCCTCAGTTTTTCCTCTGCCGCCGCGCGCTCATTCGTGATGAGGTCCGCGCGAGCCTCAGCGAGTTGCTGGTCAAGATCATTCTGAGATTCGATAACAGCCGTGACGCGCTTTATAGCAGCATCGCGATCAATGGTGATGATCTCGTTTGCCGAGGCCGCGACTCGGCGCCTGCGCTCGGCGTCAAGTTCGGCGAGCCTCGCATTCTTTGAGGTTTCCTCGGCCTCGGTGAACGTGACCTCTTTGCGCGTCGCATCAATCCGCGAGTCGATATCTTTTAGATCAACCGCCAAGCGCTCGGCCGCGATATGCTTTCGCTCATCGAGATACTGGCGATCGACCGCCGCAAGCCCCGCATTGACGCTCGCGTACTTCGATCGGCGCTCCTCAATCTTCGCAAGATAATCGCGAGTCTCGGCGTTGTTCGGGTCCATGCCGCCGGCCACGCGCTGCCCGTTCGCACCGCCGCCGTTGTAGGCAGCCAACGCCGCCCGTTCGCTGCCGTACTTGGTTTTCAGTTGCGCAAGATAGCGCCCCGCGGCTTCGATAGACTGGAACGGGTCGCTCGGGTCAACCCCGAGACTCGCGGCCGTGCTCGGCAGGAATTGTGCGATCCCGACCGCGCCCGCTTTCGATCGTGCGGCGGGGTTGAATTGGGATTCCGTCTGGAGGAGCGCCCCGAGCGTTCCGGGGGAGATGCCGTAGCGCTGCTCAGCGACACGGGCGGCTTCAAGGTATTTTGCCTTGGTGCGCTCGGCACCAGCGCCCAGCGTGGCCTCAAGCGCCTGAGAGCGCGCTTCGATGTCCTGCGCAAGCGCGGCCGTTTGCGAGCGCACGGCGGAAAGCGCAGCTTCGGCGACGGCCTTGGTGAGCGGCTGGTCGCGCTCCTGCTGGAGTAGGCGCTTGAATCTCTCGTACTCATCGCCGCTGATCTGATCCGCCCCATAGGCCGACGCCAGACTCGCGGCGCGCTCGCGGAATTGCGCTCTGGCCTTGGCGTTCGGATCGACCTCGCCGCGAAGCTGAACCAGTTCGTTCTGCGTCAACGCGCCGGTCGCAGACAGTTCGGCTTGGCGTTGAGTCTGCCTATTGGCAAGCGCCGGGACGTTGGCCGACAAATCCTTTGCGCGCTTCTCGATTGCGTCAAGATCGGCCTTGAGCCTGTCCACCTTCTGCTGCTGTGCGGCGACGGCGAACTGCACGTCGAGCCCGTTGACGATGGCTTCGCCGTTGCTCACGCGCGCGATGACCTGCAATTGCTCAAGGCGCAATTTCGCCTTGTATAATTCCTGATTCGCGCTGAATACGTCTTGGTGGTTGGTGGTATTGCGGTTCTCGGGCTTGTTAAAACCGTCGATCAGGTGAGAAATCGTCTGGAGATTTGATGCAAGATTGTCCATTGCCTTGGTAGCAATGGCCTCGACACCGGTATTGCCGATAACGACAAGGAGATTTTTCCAGCTTTGCGAAACACGGTTAGCCTGGGCGTCCAGAGTTTTCAGCCGCTCATCCAGCGCGCTGCCAAATCTCTGGCGGCCTAAGTCCTCGAATGCCTTTGCAATGTCCTCGGCGTTGTTCTTGACACGGACCGTCGTGCCGCCAAACGAGATGGCGACCTTGTCGCCTTCGTTACGGGCCTTGATGCCAAACTCTTGCAGTCGCTCGTACTCGCCTACGATAGTATCCGCGACGGCCTCGACGAATTGACCTACATCCTTGCCGGGGATTGCGGCGGCGAACGAGGCATAGGCTTTCAGCCGCTCCATCGTCGGGTTGATGCCGCGCACGGCCAGGCCCGTGAAACCCTCGGCGAGCTTGTCGATCGACTCGCCATACTGAAGCGAGAATTGCGTGAGCTGCTGGAATGCGACCCCGGCGCGGCCGGCATCGCCCACGCCCGCTACGAGCGTGCCGCGCAGGCGTGAGGCTTCGCGGGTCGCGTCAACGAACTGCCCAACCAACTCTCGCACGCCAAACGCGGCGGCGAGCCCGACGACGTTGCGGCGAATGCTGCCGCCGATATGGCCGAGGATGTCGAGTTCTTCGCCGGCCTCTTTCGCGCCGCGCTTGATGCGCTTTAGGTCCGCCTCGCCTTCCGTGCCGACGCGCTTGATGTCGGCCGCAACTTCGCGCGAGCCCTCAAGGGCGAGTCGGATACTCAGGCGACGTGTGGGCATGCGGGGCCTCAGTTGGGGTTGGAATCTTGATTTGCGCCTCGCCGATGCCTGCGGCGATCTCGGCAAGCAGCACGCCGGCCGCCTCGGGCTCGACGCTCCAGGCTTCGGCGAGCGCGAGGGCTGCGCCCATATCGACGCGCGGCCCACACTCGCTGTGCACGATCGTGCTGCTTGCCGCCCGCCATGCCGCATGGCCCTCGGCTGTCTGCGGCTCGTGCTCGATACTCGGGCAGCGCCGCCCGTCGCGGCTCAGGCCACCGTCGGCGCAGGCGGCACGTAGACTTCGGCAGGCTCGGCAGTGCTCGCGCCCGGCGCCCCAGAGCCAGCGGGCGAGGGCGCGCAACCGTTTCCCTCGACGGCCAACTCGGCAAGCTGCTCCGAGAGCGCAACGACAAACCCGCGCGCCATCTCGGGGATTTGCATAAGGTCACGCACAGCATCGGGCGTCACCGGCGCGGGGGTGCTGCCGTCCTCGGTCAGCACTCCCTCCCACGCGGCGATGCTCGCGCGCGCGATCGTGACCGCGTAAACGGCCTCGACGTAGCCCTCGCGCTGGTCCTGATCGTCGAGATTCGGCAGGTCGCCGACATCGATCCCGGCATCGCGGCGGCTTCTGATCTCGGTGAGCAGGCGGTTGATCTCGCGCCGCCCATGCGCCCAGCCAGCGGCATCGATGGCGGTCGTGAGCGGGCGGGCCTGCACGCGCACACCGAGCGGCAGATCAAGCCACACGAGCGCGGGGCGCTTGGCGAGTCGAATCATGCTCAGTACCCCGCCACGTCGTTGACGAGCGTGGCCGTCAGCATGTGTGCGGAGCCCGAGTCCTTGTAGCCGCGCCAATCCATTTGCGAGGTGATGCCGCCGGGACCGGAAACGTTCTGCGGTCCTTTGCCAATGCGGGCATTCGTGATTTCGAGCGTCAGCGAATTGCTGACATCGATCGCGTAGATGAAATCGAGCACGAGCCCGGTCCCGGCAATGGCATCGTCGTAGAGCGTGGTCGAGTCGAAGCGCACGGTCACGTTGCCGCTGCACTGCGGCAGGCCGATATCGACCCCGCCGATTGCCTGCCCGCTGCCGAGCACGCGGAACGCCTGATTGCCGTTGTTGTACTGGAACGTCGCATCGGTGACGTTGCCAAGTGCCGTGCCGTTGCGCTTGAGCGTGCCCGAGAACGCATTGAATGGCGTGTAACTGAAGGTCGTGGGCGTGCCCGCGCCACTGCTCGTGGCCTTGGCCTCGCTCTTGCCGAGCATGCCCAGGCTCATCTGCGGCTGCGCATTGCCATCGGCGCTCATGTTGATGTCGAGCGTGTTGACCATGCACCCGGCGCGCATGAGATAGACGCCAAGGTCAGTCAGCGCCATCTCCAGTGCGAGCGATGGCAGTGCCGCGGCGCCAGAGGTAAAGACGTGCGTGTAAGGACCGCTGCCGCTCGTGACCGGGGCGCCTAGCAGGTGCTTGAGCCACACGCCGATTGCGCGAGTTTCGAGCGGCACGACGATGGTGCCGCCGACATCGATCGTGCCGTCCGCAGGCTGCACAGGCTCGCGGCCCTGGCCGAGCACGGGGGATTCGATCGTGTTGAAGCTGGAGCCGAGGTTGTCCGAGATAAACGGCAGGCGCGCGTAATTCCCTGACGGGGGCGTGCCGTAGACGGATTCGACTTTGCCGAACAGCTTTGCATTTGCGCCGAGCGCGACAGTCATGGCGTTGACCTCTTGAGAAGGCGGGCGTTAATCCAGCGCGCTCGCGGCGTGATAATAAAGGGAGGCGCCAACGAGAGCCTGCCTGATCGGCACGGCCCCCTCCGGGGCATCCTCGTTGACCTGCACGGCGTCGCCGATCTCGACGAACTCGACAGCGCCGCCGAGCGTTCGATCCGAGAGCGCCGCGTTGATTGATTCGAGCAGCGCATCAAGCGCCGAGATTCGCGCGGCTTGCGCATTCGCAGCGACGTAACACTCGACATCGATCCCGTGACGGTAGTGATAGATGAGCGGAGAGAGAACGGTATCAACAACCTCGGCGTCACCTTCGCGCACGATGATAAGCCCGCCGGCAGGGACGCGCTGTGGCTTGACCTCATCGCGCAGCACGTCAGCACCAGCGGCTGCAAGTGCAGCGCAGAACGCGGTAACTGCGGCCTCGCGTTTCGTCATGCGCCGAGCTTCCCGGACACGGCCGCATGCAATTTACCTTGCCACTTCTCGGCGGCCTGAGCGTAATTCGTGCGCTTGCGCAGCTTCACCTGTGGCACGAGCAGGAATATCGGCACGGTGGTTCGCCCCTGAATTCGCGTGTAGACCCCGGCGGCTTTTTTACTGCGCCCGATATTGGCGCGCGCCCGCCCGCTGCCCGTGAGCCGGGCGTTGTCGGCAACGAGTAGCCCGGGCTTGCCTTTGCGGTAGATAAACCGCAGGCGCATCCCGTGGATTTTCTGCCACTCGCCGACCGTCGGCCGTTTCCCGCGCTTGCCCTTGCCGGCGGCGGGCAATGGAATCGCGAGCCACAGCCCGCGACTTGAGCGGATAACCTTGCCTTCGTCGTGCGCTTCGGCGATATCGGGCGCGCGCGACCACACGAGCGCGGCAGCGCCGAGCGAGGCCCCTGTTTGCGGATAGACACGCATCGTCCATGTTTGCGCCAGGCGCCGCCCGAGAGTTGCCGACACCTGGGCGCGCAACTCGTCACGCAATCCGAGGCCGGCCGCCTTGACTTCGGCCTGTGCGATCTTCGCAGCATCCCCGACCAGGTCGCCGCACGCCTTGGTCAGCGCGCCCTGCATTTCGGCCGAGAGCTTCACGGTCAAGACGCGCACTCCAGCAGCCACAGCGCCCGATCGTGATCCCCGGCCGGGTGGCCCGGCTGGCTGATGATCGTGTAAACCGTGCCGCCAACCGTGATCTCATCGCCCTTGGCAGGGCTCGGCACCTCGCTCGCACGCACTTCGAGCACGAGCGCGTCGGACATGATCGCCGTGCGGTTCCAGTCGGCGGTCGGGTCCGGATCGGCCTCTCGGCGAATGACGGTGCAATTGATCGGATCGCCGGCGGCTGGCGCGTAGACCGCGCCCTCCCCAAGCGCGCGGTAAATCGCGGCGTTGGCGGCGGTCCAGGGGGTCATACGCGCCTCAGACAGCGGCCATAGAAGCGACTGAGGCCAGGAAGTACCCGCTGTCGTCCTGTGAGACACCGTTGGGGTGGTTGATGTCCCCCATGAATCCAGCAGTATTTGCAGCATCGTAAGAGCCGAGGCGCGTTGTCAGATCAATAAGCGGCAGGCCATTGTCCAGCGCAAGTTTTCTGATCGCATTCCGATATGGCAACTGAAACTCTGGTGTTGTCACGGTCTGACTGCCGCCAGTGCCAATCTCGTTCGGAATGAACAGAATTACATCTCCGCTGACCTTCATGTTAGTTATGATGGCCTGCATATGGGACATATACGAGCTAACTGGCCGCGAGAATATCATGTCATTGATGCCGAGATTAAGCGCCCACAGGTGCGCGGCATACGTGCCGATCGCGCGCAGCGGGTCCCATGGATTCGTTGAGACATTCCACTGATCGGCTTTCGACGAGAAGATTGCGAGGTTATCGACCTGAACGGTCTTAGTGCCTGTCGTATAAGCCACAATGCCGATAATGATAAAAGCCCCGGATACCCTCCTGATGTTTATCGTATGGGCTCCGAGACTCCCAGCAGAAACAGTGGTTCTCGTGACGGATGCCGTTGCATTGGTGTTAACGTTTGTAGCAGCGCCGCCATCAACGTCAGCGGCGAACGTGCCATTCCCGGGCGCCGTTGTATGGATAATGTCATACGTGTCGAATGGAGCAGTCGGCGTGAACGGCCATGGGTTTGTGCCGCTATTGCACAGGAACGCATTGCCGCCTATCGTGTAGACAGCCGTCGTAACGGACCAACCAGCGGGTAGTGCTCCTGCGCGCGGATCGTGTGTCGCGAAAGACCCGCCATTAGCGCCGAGCGCTCCGTCTCCGAAAAAGCTGTCATTCGTTGCTGGAATCTTGTAGAGATTGCTAAGGTAATATGCGCAACGCGCCGCGATTGATCCAGAATATAGTCCAGAGACAGTGCCGTTTGAGAATGCCGCACGGAACGTGCTGTCACCAACGAACCCGAATCTGGCGTGCGCAACACCTAGACGCACATTCGCGGATGCCTTGCGCCACTTCGGAAGTTGCGTTGGGCCGATGTAGTTGGAGAGTCCGACGCGCGCTTGAACCGGAATGCCTCCGGCTGTTGCAAGCCCCGCCAGTCTTCCGTCAGAGTCCGAGACGGGGAGTACGCCATTGACGAGCCGCTGATCTGCTCCCGCATTGCGCGTCTCAAGCAGCGCTGTCGGCTGCGCCCAAGTCTGCCCGGGCAGCACCGCCCACCCGGACGATATCCACATGTCGGCAAGGCGCGAATCGACCGCGTAGGTGTTGCCCTTGAAATACCCGCCGGGTCGATCCAGCGTCATCGTGACGGATTTCGTGGCCATGATGGCTCCGGGCGCTAGGGCCGCGTAAGCGGCCCGTCAGGGTCAGACCTTCGTGAGCTTGATCACGGCATTCGGGCGGGTGCAGATCGTGATCGGATTGCTCTGCGCCTCGATCACGATGCCCTTGCCAAGCGGCAGGGTTTCCTGCTTCGCGTAATACGGGAGCCCAATGGTATTGACGGTCTCGACGTAATCGGCCGGCCCGAAATAGGTCTGAAAGAGCCCGGGCACGTTGTCCGGGTAGAGGTAGGCATCGTCGGCGCCGACGAACGGCACGCCGCCGACCGAGCCCCGATAGCGCGTCCACTCGACGCCGCCCCACACGAGCGGGGTGCGCGGATCGCGGGCCAGGGAGACCGCGGCCTCCCAGTTCTTGAGGGTGTCCTTCAGCATCGGGTGCGCCATCAGCGCGCGCCAGAAACCGCCACCGCAGACCGCGCGCATGACGCCGAATGGCGTAGCGCCGAGTGCGGTTTCGACGTATTCCAGCGCGTCCTCGATCTTGCCGGCAATCTCGGTCGTGCTGGTCGTCAGCGCCATCGCCACGACCTGCTGCGTCACGCCGAACGTGGCGTAAAGATCGAGCAGCACGGTCGTTGCGTCGGCGTCGAGAATCTGGCCCTTGAGCGCGCCGATGCGCTGCCACTCCAGCGTCGCGTCGATATTGCGGCGCATCTCGGTGAGCTTCTGATTGACCACCGACTGCACGCCTTCGAGTTCGGATTCCGTGCCGAACGCGCGCACGCCCTGCACCTCATCGGCCATGACGGTGCGGGTTTCCGGGAGGTGCGTGCAATTGATCGGGATGAGCGTGCGCCGGGCAGTCGGCGGGATCGTGGGCGGAGCGCCGCGGGGCTTGTTCGGCACGAGGATGAGCACGTTGCCCATGCGCTCGATCTGCGCCGTGGTCGTCGGCATACCCTTCTCGTCGAAAATGCCCGAGGCACCGAGCATGCTCGGCACGTAGGGCAGATCATTGATCGACGCGGTGAGGGAGCGGAGGCTGAATGCGTCAGCCGAGAATACGTCTAGAGTGGCCATTGCAGCCTCCAAAAGAAAAGGGCCGCATCGGCGGCCCTTTGGGGTTTAGGAGAAAACCGGTTATCGGAACTGGATGCCGACTGCGGCGAGCTGGGCGATTGCGGCATTCTTCGCGTTGGTCGAGATGCCGGCCGGCCACACGATCAGCGCGGCATCGACTTCGGCGGCGCGCGCAATCACGGTCGCCGGCTGATCGGCGCTCGTGGCGTCAACGCCGCCGTAGAGGATGGCGACAGCGTTCTGCGTGCCGAGCGTGCCGGCGGTGTTGAGCTGGTTGTACTTGAGCGTGCCGGCCGCAACCGTGATCGTGAACTGATCGCCAGAGGCGAAATCGGTTGAGCCGTCGGCGAGCGTGAACGAGAGACCGCCGCCGCTGAACGCACTCGCGACGTTGCCCCGCCCGACCGTGAGGCCCGCAGGGTCCTCGACGACGAACACACCGGCATTCGTCGCGGGCTCGATGATCGTGAGCGTGTAGACGCCAACTTTCGCCCCGGCACCGACCGTGACCGTGCCCATCGTGCCGTTGCCGGTATTGCCGGCGACTGCGGCGGCCGTTGCGGGAGTGGCGACCTGCGCCTGCCCGAGCACGGTCCCGGGCAGCAGAATGCCGGCGCCAGAGACGACGGTGATCTTCTCGCGCGAGCGATAGCCGGGGGCCTCGCTGTAGAGAAATTCGGCGTTGTGAACTGCTTCGGTCTGGTTCGCCATTGCGGTTTACCTCGGGGAATTGCCGCTACGGCGGCGGGCGTAGATGCCCTCGGGATTGAGCTTCGCCGCAGTCTGCGCGGCGGCGCTGGAGCCCGGGAGAACATGGGAGCGGATCGCGGTCGGACCTTCGGTGGCGCGCAAGTCCAGGAGCTGCGCGCGCACCGCGACGAGGCTCGCGCCGGAGCGGATGTAATCGGTGGCGAGGTCGGGCACGCCCGCGGCGGCGCAGGCGGTGCGAATCTCGGGCGCTTCGGCGAGTGTGGCGCGGACATCGTCGAGCGAGCGGCCAGCGCGGATATGCTCGGCCGCCTTCTCGGGGATTCCGGCGGCGGCGCAGGCTTCGACGATCGCGGCCATGTCCTCCATGCGCGCACTCATCTGCGCGGCGGCCTCATCGACGACGGCCTGAGCGGCGGCGGCATCGATCTTTACGGTTACTTCGTGCTCGGCGGCCATGATGGAGGCTCCTGCATTTTGGTCTGGGGCGGTCGTGTCGCCGTCATCGGCCTCGGCGCCGAGCGCTGGCACGGGATTCTCGGCGCCGTCCGCCATGAGGGTCACGAGCAGGTCGTGCAGCGTGCCGACGCGATCGGCGAGGCCGGCATCGACAGCGCCGCCGCCGAAATAAAGGGCGGCTTCCGTCGCGCGCACGGCCTCTTCCGAGAGGCCACGGTTGCGCGCGACGGTCGCGGTGAAAATGCCGTAGAGGCGGTCAAGTTCGGATTGCCAGGCGGCGCGGGCGGAGTCGGACAGAGGCTCGTGCTGATTGCCGTCGATCTTGCGAGCGCCCGCGTAGACGTACTCGACGGCGACGCCGAGATTGCGGTCATAGCCCGACTGATCGACGTGGTAGGCGACGACGCCGACGGAGCCGACGGCGCCCGTGCGTGAGAGCCATACGGAGTCGCAGGCACTCGCAATCGCGTAGGCGGCGGAGCACGCCATATCGTCCACGAGGGCCACGATCGGCTTGCTGCCGCGGGCGGAGTGAATGCGGTCCGCAAGATCGAAACACCCGCTTGCCTCGCCACCCGGCGAGTCCATGCGCAGGACGATGGCGCGCACGTTCGAGTCGTCGAGTGCGGCGGAAACATCTGCCCAGATCGACTCATAGGAGCGCGGCGGTACGGAGCACGGGACGTACATTTCGCGCCCGACCAGCGCGCCGCTGACATCGATCACCGCAATGCCGTTGTAGGCAATTGGCTGACGATCGATCGGCTCCCCATCGTAGTCGCCGTCCATCTCAAGCCAGCCGCGCAGCAGCGCCGCGCCCCGGCCAGCATCCACGAGCAGCGGCCGGCCGATCGCGCGCGCATAAAGCTCGCCGATGAACCCGCCGCGCGCTTTCGGACTGCGCCGGAAGAGGCGGGCCAAGAGCCCGGGGGATTTCTCGCTCATGCGGGCCTCACGTTTGCGATCCGGTATCGGCCGAGTTGCCGGGCGCTGGCGGCTTTGCGGCGATGGGCGGCAGGGCGATATTCATTCGCGCGGCCCGGGTTTCGCTTTCCTTGATCGACGCATCCACACCGGCAGGGTCATCGCCACGCTCCAGAATTACGTCGTCGCGGCTCACGAAACGGTTTTCGACTTCGAGCGCCTTGGCCTGAACGTCCTGCACCGGGTGCATGTACGGCCAGCCCTGCGGAATCCATCTCACGCGCTCGTAATCGCGCCGCTTCATCGGGTCGTCGTAACCGGGCGCGTCGAGCGCGCCAGAGAGCACGGCTTGCGCAAGCCACCACCGCCGCACCTGCGCGCAGTATTGCGGGATCAGATAGAGCCACTGGCGTTGTTCGATGCGGCGGCGAAATTCGTTGATAATGACGCGCAGCGTCCGGTCGGAGACGTTGCGCATGTCGCCGACCAGCACCTCGTAGGGCACGCCGTAGGCCGCGCAGACCGCGAGCATCTGCTGGCGCATGTAGTCCGGATAATTCGCGCCGGCGTCTGGATAGGTTGGGAACTGCGCTTCCTCGCCTTCGGCAAGCGTTAGCGTCGTGCCCGGCTCCAGGCCAATTTCCGGCACGCCGTCATCGCTCGTGCCGGCCGCGCCTGCATCAGTAGCCTCTTGCACGCCCATGACATCAGCGCCGAGCGGGCTCTTGACCACCATCGTGATCTGCGCGGCCATCGTCTGACGATCAAGCGTCGCATCATCGAACCCATCCACGTTGCGCATGCGCAGCAGCACGGATGCCGCATCCGGGATGCCACGTAACTGACCCGGGCGCAGCGGCTCGTAGAGATGGATGATCTGCTCGGCAGGCACCCGCACGGGCTGCTGGCTTTGGCCAGTCATGACGCCATCGTTAGGGTGGCGCGGATAGAGCCAGTACGCGGCGCGCTTGCCGTAAGGTGTGAATTCGATGCCGGCGCGGATTTCGTTGGCGCCGTTCATCTGATTCCAGTCCTCTGGACAATGCTCGGCTTCGAGAATCTGAACCTGAAATGGCACCGCGAGCCCATCGGACGGGCGGCGATACCGAGCGCGCACGAACACCTCGCCAGATTCCATCCAGGCGCGCACGGCAAGCGCCTGTAATCCGTAGCCATCAAGTACGCCGTCAGCATCCATCTCGGTCATCGAGATTTCCCACAGCGCCCGGGCGCGCTTTCGCCATGATTCCGTGCCGCCCAGGGGCAGGGCCGTAATGCCCGTGCCCACCATGTTGGAAACGATGCGCTCGGGCGCGGCCTTGCCCCAGGCATCATTACGCGCCCGATCCCGCGAGCGCTCGCGGATCGTCGAGAGGCCCCAGAGCGTTGTGACGTTTGGTCCGCCGCCGGAGACACGCCAGCCGGAAACGCGCCGCCCTTGTGAGGCAGCGGCGTAGGCTGGCGCGCTCTCGGCAGCGGTAGGGGTTGCGGCCTGCGCGCGCAGCGGCTGCCCATTGGCCGCCACGAACCCGGATTTCTCCAGCGTCGGGAACCCCATCAGTAACCCCGGCTGCGCTGGAAGAGGCGCACGAAGCGGCGGCGCTTGAGGCCGGAGACTGCGGCGGCATCATCGGCGAGCGCCCCGGCGATCATCTGGCGCGCGGCCTGCAATTCGTTCATTGATCGATATTCGATGCGCCGCCCGTCGCTGAACTGCACGGACTTCTCGCCCACGGCAATCGCACGCTCGATCGTCGTGAGGTCATCTGTCGTCCAGCTCATCAGCGCCTCAGTCGGCCGTTTCGGATTACGTGTCGCCCGGGTCGCTTCACGGCGACCGGGGCCGGCGCCGGGGGCGCGGGTTGTGCGGTAGCGGCTGGGCGCGCAGGCGGCGGCAGGCTTGGGGGCGGTGCCATCTCGGCATAAGCGCCGGCGGCTCGCGCCAGGCCGAGCCAATCGACTGGCGCGCAGTGCATGACCGCGAGCGCGTAGGCGCGGCAGTCGAGCGGTTCGTTGCGAGCGCCCGCGGGCTTGTGCCACTCGCGGACCTCGAATCCCTTGACCTTGCGGGTCAGCACCTGCTCGCAGGTGAGCCCGTCGAAATAGTCTTTGTCGTAGTCATCACGCGCCGGGAAATGGCAGTAGCCGGGGCCTGGCTCGGGGATCTTCAATCGCGAGTAGGTGGCGTCCTTGGCCGTATCGACGCCGACGAGCCAGAGCTGCGCATTGTACTTTTTCGACTTAGAGGCTTGCGCTGGCCAGAGCTTGCGGCCGGCCCCGGGAACGCCCTTGATCGCCCGGACCCGACGCCCCTCACGCGCGGCGCAGAATGCGTAGACCTGCGCCGTGTGATGCCCGCCGGAGTCCACAGCCACGGCCGAGATTCGCAGGCTGCGCCCGGCGGCAGTGCGCCAGCTTGAGAGCAGCAGACGGTCGAGCTCCGCCCAGACTTCTGACTTCGCTGGGTCGCCGTGCAGCACGCGGTACTCGACGCCCCAGGACTCGGGCGGGTGCTCGCGCGATTCGGCGCGCCAGCCGACGATTTCGCATTCCAGTCGATCGGCCTGCACGTCAACGCCGGCCGTCAGGAGCAGGATTCGGTCGGGGAGCGCGTCGGGGCCGTAGTTCTCGCGCCGCTTCTCAAGCGCTTTCCCGTCGGCCTTCTCGGCGTTGTCTTCCCAGACCTCGGCCTCCGCCGTGTTCGTGAACGCCTGAAGCTTCTGCGCGTCTTTGCCCGCGCCCAGGAACTCGCGCAGCGTATCTAGCCACGAGGCAAATGGGCTTGCGAACTGATTGCCCCAGAAGCCGACGCGGCGGCGCTCCTGCGGATCGCAGGGCCTCGTGCAGACCCACTCGGCGCGCGCCTTGATGCGTGCCTCGGCGCGAAGCGGCTGCGACACGCCACAGTGCCCGCAGGCGTAAACGGCTTCCTCGACCCGCCCGCCCTTGGGCCAGATGAAATGCCGAAGCTTCGGCATCTGCGTCTTGCCACAGTCCGGGCAGCGCAAGTGCAACTCGTGCTGCTCATCGCACGCCGAATACTCGGCGTGAATGCCCATGCCGGCGCGCGTTGGCGAGGACACCAGTACTTCTTTCGCCCGACCCACGGCGCGGTACGTCAGCAGGCGTTTGCGCGCGAGCGAAAGCGCATTGCCTTCCTTTGTCGCTTCCCATCGGTCGAGTTCGTCGCCGAGCAGAAAGCGGATCGGGCGCGAGGCAAGTCCGGCCGGCGAGTTCGCGCCGGCAATTGTTAGATGCCCGCCCGGGAACGTCTTGTGCCGAATCGTCTGCCCGGAGTCGCGCGCCTTCTGATCGCCGACCTTCGCGCGAAGCGTTGGCGTGTCGCGCAGCATCGGCGCCACGCGATCCTTCGAGAACGCCTCGCCCATCGGGTCAACGTTGGGCTGGATTGCGAGGATGGGGCCGGGGTCCTCGGCGATCACGTAGCCGAGGAAGTTCAGCAGCGCCTCGGTCTTTCCGAACTGCGAGGAAAGCATGGCCACGACCTGCTCGCACGGGTCGATCGGGCTCAGGCAGTCCATGATCTTCACGAGATGCGGCGCGCGTGAATTGCGCCACTTCCCGGGCTCCGCAGAGGACTCCGCGGATAGATACCGCTCGGCCTCAGCCCACTGGCTCACCGTCCGCAGCGGCGGCGGCCTCAGTCGCGTCGCCGCCGCCCGCCGAATCTCCCTCAGCATCGTCGGGTCCGGCGATGTCGTTGGAAAGATCGTTAAGGGCTGCATAAACCTCGGCGCGCGCGAAGTCCTCGCACTCGCGAACCGTTGCGCATGACATGGCTTTGGGCGCGAGCCGTGAGGGCAGCGCCAGGAGTTTTGAGCGGCAGCGCCCGACGATATCAGCCCACTCGGCGGCTACCGTCTCGGCTGGAATCAGATTGCCGCGCTTCACCGACTCATCAAGTGCTGCGAGGTTCGCTTGATGGAACGTCAGGCGTGCGCGCTCGGCCTCGTAGACGTAGGTTTCTCCGTCGCCGCCGCCAACCTTGGCCATCGCGCGCGCCAGCAGCCAGCGATGCACTTCGCCGGTGTCATAAAGGTTCGATTGCCCGCGCTTCTCGGCGAGCGCCTTGACCGGCATCCCCTCGCGCTGCCAGTTCGTCAGCGATTGTTCCGAGGTATCAAACACGTCCGCCAGGTCGCGCTTGTTGACCAGCATGCCTGCCCCGGAGCAAGGAACCTTATGGCCCCCTGCGGCTAGTGAGAGATTGCGGCTCCGCGCACCCGTGTACGTCCGCCCTTCCAGGGACCCCCGCTAATTCGCATTACGCACGCACCGCCCGCCCAGATCGCGCACGGCAGCCATGACATCCTCGGCCCGCGCCCTATCGCGCTCGGCCTCATGCTCATCCACCGCCAACATCGCGAGCTTGCAGCCGAGCGCCTGATACTCCGCCGCCTGCTGCGCATCGTGATCGGCCGTTCGCACCAGCGCGAGATAGCGCGCGCAGTCGGCGTCGCTCTCGTGGGTCAGTGCGTAGATCGTGGGTGATGCGTCGATTCGCTCGCTCATACCGGCAGCACCGGCCCACGCCCAAACGTCGGAATCTCGATTCGGTCGCTCATCTTTCGTGCCTCAACTTCTCAGCCCCGCGCCGCCTCGCGCAACCGCCACTCCGCCACCGCGAGCAGCCACCCAACGATCCACGCCGACGCCCGTGGGCTCTCCAGCATCCACGCCGGCACCGTAACGATGCGCCGGCGGCGGCAGTGGGTGATCGTGTAGACGACGCTCGGGCCTTCGCGGCTGATTCGGTAGCGCACATGCTCAATGCGGAAGCGGCTGGGTCGCAACGAACTTTGCGACCCACCAGATTGCAGAGCCGATCGCGGCCGGGCCACCGAGGATCGCGACGATGATGGTTCCGACTTTCAGCGCCCCGAGAAACTTGTTTTGCAGACTCACGAGCTGCTCGACGTGTTTGCTCTGCTGCCCGAGCGCTGTCACCACGCCATCCAGCAGCGTCTCCACCCGCGCCAGCCGCTCGCTGTTGCCAGCCGCTCGCTGTCCGATCGCGGAAACCGCGTCGCTGATCTGACCCTGAAACGTGCGCTGCTCCGATTTCCATTCATCGCCCGGCCCATCGGTCGCGCGACGGCGCATCGGCCGCGCACCGTGGGGCAACAGTTCGAGTTCATCGGGCATCGGAATCTCGGGCAACAAAAAGCCCAGCGCGGTGGCTGGGCTTCGGGGACAACTTCGGACAATGCCTACATGGTGCATCTTTTGTTCACGGAGTCAATAGCTCGCGCTCAGAACGCCCTCGGCCACATCGCGCAGCGCCTCGGCCAGCAGCCGCTCGCCGGCCACCGTGCGATTGTGCAGTTCCGTACGCCCGATCCCGAGCAATGCCCGCGCTCGCGATTCCAGCGTCCCGCGCCCGAGGTAGTGCACGGCGACAGCGGCCATCTCCTCGCCATGCCCTGACGCGCGGAGGCTGGCCATCGCCCGCTGAAGATCCCGCACGTCCGCCGCCGTCTCCACTCCGGCCGGTGGGCGGCTCCTCGGCGGCAGCCTCGCCCCGACGTGATCCTGCCCGAGCGCGCAGGGCACGAGCCCGCCGGCTGCGAGATGCGCGGCCCAGGCGCGCAGGAGTTGGCGCACGTTCTCGATTTCGGCGTCGGGATGGGGGCGGCGGGCGCGGTGGCGGCTTTGGAGCTTTGCGGAGTCGGCACGAGTGACGATCTTTAGCGGCATGGCTACCTCATCGCAGCATGCGGGTACTTCTCGCGGATGCGCGCCTTCTGACACGCCTTGCAGCGCTCGAAATTCCCAGGCTCGTACATTGCACGCACCAGAGCGCCCCTGCCGCACAGCGAGGTCACGCTGTCGCTGAGCTGCCAGCGTCGCCAGTAATGCGCGCGCCACGGGCCGAATAGCGCCAGCGCCCAGCCCTCGCGGAATCCGATGAACTGGCCGCCGCCGATCTTCGCGCCTTCGAGGCTGATGCCGGTGACCTCGGCCATCGCTTCGAGGCATGCGCGGGCGCGGCCTGGGTCGCGGGATTTCATATCTGCACGCCCCGCATCTTCAACTCCGCCACTTCCCTTTCCAGTGTCTCGACCCGATTCGTCAACCGCGCAAACGCAAGCGCGAAATCGACCAGCATCCGAGTCGCATCGTTCGCCGGCATCGTGCCGTTTCGGATCAGCAGGCTGACCGCTTCGAGGTTGGCGAAGGCTTGTTCTGGCGTGAGGTCGCTCATTCTTCCTCGTACCACTCGTGCGCCTTGAGGTCTTCGATCATCGCGATAACCTCGCGGCCCTTATCCGACAGCCACCCGGGCACACTGCCACCGTGCTCGGTCAACTCGACAGTGTCGGCCCAATAGTAGAAGAAATACGCGATGGCTTCGCTTCCAAAGAATCCGGCTTCCAATTCCTTGCGCTTCTCGTACTCAATGTCTTGATACGTCCCTATGAGCTTTAGCCCTTCCATGACGAACTCCAGGTTCGTCTCAGGATCGCCGCAGGGGCAGAAACCGAGGATACCGTTCTGCACGATATCTACAGGGCTGCTGTGATTCTCGCCCTTGTAGGCGTACCAATGATTGAGCGGCCAGCCTTCGGCTCTGAACTTCTCGAAGGTTACAAATCGCTCGCTCATTCCCGCCCCCTCGCCCGCTCCAGCGCCTCGGCCACGACAGCCGCCGCCTCGGCCTCCGCAGCCTCCCTGAGCGGCGCCGCAAACACCGCTGCTGCCTTGGCCATCGCCCTGATGGCCTGCGCTGCGCGCAGCGCGGCCTCGCCCATCTCGCGCAGGCGCTCGGCGGTACATCTCGGGCACATCCTGGCGGCTGCGGCCTCGGCGTCGTCGTACAGCGCGTCCAGCGTCCCGTAGCCCAGCGTCATGGTGTGCCCGCAGCGGAACGTGATCTGCCCGATCAGCATGAGCCCTCCTCCGCCCCCGCAGGAGCCCCGGAGCCCGAAACCGAGCGGCGCAGGAAATCCTCAATCTTCATTTGCCGCCGCCTTAGGCAAGTCTCCGGTATCCAATAGCGCTTCTCGCGCCTTTGCGATGCGTCTTCTGATGTTGTTTGCCATATTCCTAGACGCCTCACAGTATCGCCTTAAATTAGGCCCGAGCGACCTTAGTTCTTCATCATTAATCGGCGCAGTCCTCAGAAGCCTCGCGTGAACTCTCTCAAGACGCTCAGCAATAAACCTGCATCGCTGTTCGAGCGTCGTCAGATACATGTTGCCAAGTATCGAGTTGCACTCATGGCAAGACGGGAAAAGCAGGAACTCTCTAAACTTAGATGCGCCTACAGAGTAGACAATTGAAAGTGGCGGAACGTGGTCAAGGTCTGTCGCTGGCAGTCCACAATACACGCAGGCGCCGCTGTAATTAGGAGCCTTCTTGTACAAGACGCGCAGCGCATCAATTCTTCTGTTGATGGCCCTTCTACGAGCGTTCACCGCCGTCTCCTTGCCAAGGCGCCTCTGATGGGCGTTGCAGCGCGTCCTGAGCCTTAGATGCCCCCGAGCCTTCCCCGCCCCCGATCGCCCCGCCATCGCCCTCCTGCGCGGCCCCAGAGGCATCCCCGGCCCACAGCTGCGGGCAGGACTGCCACGCCAGCACCACGCACCCGCCCTGCTCGCTCTCCCCCCAGCCAGCGGGGCTCTCGTGGTCGTAGTAGTCGCGCCCGCCCCAGCGATCGCCATCGGGGCCGAGAATCGTGACGAACACCCAGTCGCTGATGTTCGACCCAGGGGCCGGCTTTGGCAGTCCCTTGCCGACCGGCGTCCACCCATCGTCCGCCCCGATCTCCCGACCCCGGTCGAAATACCCCTCACCGCCCGGCTTCGGGATCGAGAGGTACAGGCCCGGCGCAATCTCGTGCAGGCGCCCATCTCGGATGTCGTCGCGCTCGCTCACGTCGCCACCTCCGCCGCGAGTTCGTCGGGCACCTCGGCGTGGCCGTCGGCATCGGCCACGAGTACCGCCGCGGCAATGCAGATCACTCGGCGGATGTTCTCATCGCTCGGCGAACTGTGATTGATCCAAGCAAAGAGCTTCTCTCTGGCCCAGACGTTGAGCCGCGCGATCAGCGGCCCGCACTGGCTCCAGTCCGTGCTCGGGCTCCAGGGCCGGGCAATCGCGAGCCCCGCCGGCCGCTGCCTGGGCATCAGCAGCACGCGCCCGTGGATGCGCGGCACGATCTCGACCTCGTAGCCGACGGCACGCGCCACGAGCCAATCGAGCGCGGGGCCGGCGGAGAGGGCGCGAACGTCAACGCGCATGGCTCACCTCGTCGTACTCGCAGACTCCGCCGCTCATCCTCGGGCACGGCCTGTCGCGATCGTGGGTTTCGCCCGGCAGCGCATCGTCGCTGTAGAGGCGCGCGCCACAGTCGCGGCAAATCACGTAGACCTCGCCCATTTCGATGCGGGCGGTCGTATTGGATTCGGCGCGAACGTCAACGCGGGTCATGGCTTGCCGCCCTTCGTCGCGGCGACGAATCCGGCGTTGTAGCCGGCGAGGATCGCGGCGCCGAACCAGAGACTCGCGGCCCGCGCGCAGCCCGCCACCCCCGAGGGGGACGCAGCGGCAAAGCGCGCCCAGGCCGCGCCCCACTTCTGCGGATCGATCTCGTTGACGAGTCCGTGGCTGAAGTAGGCCATGTCGCCGCGGCGCGCGGCTGCCGCATCCTGGGCGGGCGTGGAGATATCGGCGGGGGCGTGGCGTGGATGTTCGCTCACGCCCCGGCCTTCTTCTGCGCTTCGCGATCCCCGGCGTTGAAACTCGCGCTGCCCACGACGCCCGAGCGCACGTTGCTGACGCTGCGCGTGAGGCTCTCGAACGCCGATTGCGTGCCGACGGCGTTCTGCACGTAGGTGAGCGAGTTCGCAGCGCCGATACCCATGCCGGCCGCGGTCTTGATGGCATCCTGATTCGCGCCGATGAACACGAAGTCCCATTGGTAGCGATCGCGCTGGTGCTGGATCATCTCGTTGACCTTCTCGCGCGTGAACTCCTCGCTCGCGTTCTCGGCGCCGTCGGTGACGATGACGAAGATGACCTTGCCGGGCCGATCCGCTTCGGCCAGTGCGCGCAGCCGCTCGCCGGTGCGGTTGATCGTGCGCCCGATGGCGTCGAGCAGAGCCGTGCCACCACGCGGCACGAACGTCTCACCGCTCAGGTCCAGCGCTCCGCGAATATCCTTGCCCTCGTAGAGCGACTGATACTCGTTGTCGAACTGCACGAGCGAGAACTTGGCGCTCCCGGGTGTGGCACGCTGATCGCGCAGGAAGGTGTTGACGCCTGCGATCGTGGACTCGGCGCAGGCTTGCATGGAGCCAGAGCGATCCAGCACGAGGGTGATGTCGGTCAGGTCGGTGTTCATGGGTTAGTCCTCTTGGTGGTCACTCGAATGACTCCGAAAGTGTCTCGACAAACTTAACGATGTCGAACTCGTGCGCCCTGCAGTGGCGCTCGGCGAATCGCCCATTGCGCTGCCAACTGCGCGACTCGTAGATGCCGATCTCAGGCAAGCGCGCCACTCCCCAGACGGTGCCGTCGCCGTCGAGATACAGCACGTAGGCGTGATAGCCGTTTCGCATGAGGCAGCGGCCGGGGCGATCGATGGTGATGGATGGGGCGGTGGCGGTCATGTCGATTCCTCCGGCAGCGGCACCGAGCAAACAGGCCGCAGATTCACGCCGGCAAAGAGCACGCGATGCGCTTGCGCCCCGCCGCTGGCAACGCGATGGGCGTTCAGCGCGTCGTTCAGCAGCCGCGCCCGCTCGATCATCTCGTCAATCAGGCCAAGCAGGGTTTGCAGGTGGTGATCGCTGAGCGCCACGAGCCCGCAGTAGAGCGAGTCCACGCCGCAAATCTCATCGGGCTCCCAGCCCCGGCCCATGTGCCGCTCCCACTCGTGTTCGGCGGTGCGCCGGACCAAAAAGCCCCGCGCATCGCCCCGCGAGAGCATCACGACCCCAACCGGCAAACTGCGCGGGTCCGTGTAGCACGCCGCGGCAGCCTCGCGGGTCGGGTACTCGCTGGCGCAGACGGTGCAGCGGTAGATGGTGGTGACGGTGGTGGCGGTCATCTCAGCAACTCCACTGGTCGCGAATCTTCGTGCGCGGCTTGAACTCGGCCGGCGGCGGATCGTTTCGCGAAGGCAGGCCATCGGCGAGGTTCTGCATGCGCTGGTATTTTCCGTCCCACTGCACGGGCACGGTCGTGAGAACCCCGCCGCGGTTTTTCCGCAGAATCAATTCTGCACAACCCGCGTCGCGCGTGTCGGGGTTGTAGACCTCATCGCGATAGACCATCAGCACCACATCGGCGTCCTGCTCAATATCGCCAGACTCGCGCAGGTCCGCCATGACGGGGCGCTTGTCGGTACGGCTCTCCAGGCCGCGGTTGAGCTGGCAGAGCGCGATGACGGGGATGTGCAATTCCTTCGCAAGCCGTTTCAGGCCACGCGAGATGGTCCCGACTTCCTGAGTTCGGTTCTCGGTTCGTCCCTCGCCGCGCAGCAAGCCCAGGTGATCGACGATCAGCAGATCAAGCCCACGGGCGCGCTTGTGACGCCTGGCGCGGGCGCGAAGGTCTCCGATGCTGAGCGAGGCGCCCTCGTCAAAGTACAACGGCTGATCGGCGATCAGAGTGACCACGGAGGTCACGCGCGGCCAATCCTCGTCCTGCAAGCGGGCGTCTTGTAGCGCCCCGTGATCCACGCGCCCGAGGCAGGAGAAAAGGCGCGCGACGCACTCGATCGTCGGCATCTCCAGCGTGTGCACGAGGACGCTGCGCTTGCGTATCGCGAACTCCGCGCCAGCCTGCAAGGCGAGCGAGGACTTGCCCATCCCAGGGCGTCCGGCGATCACGTACAGGCGCCCCGGCTGGAGCCCGGAAAGCGCCCGATCAAGGTCCGCAAGCCCCATCGGCTCGCCGGCGAGGTCTCCGCCGCGCTCATAGCGCGTGTCGAGGTCGTCGCAGAACTCGCGAATGGCGTCCCTGATCGAGACGGCCTCGCTGCGACTGCTGCCACGCTCGGCAATCCCCGAAAGCAACGCCTGCGCCTGATCGAGTGCCGCCGGCATGTCGGGCTCCTCGTTGGCCAGGCGGGCAATGTCCGTGCTCGCGGCAATCAGGCGCCGACGAATCGAGTGCTCGCGCACGAGTTGCGCGTAGGGGCGTACGTTCGCCGCACTCGGAGTGTCGCGCGCCATCGTGGCCAGATACGCCATGCCCCCGGCCTCGGCGAGTTGGCCACGGGCTTCCAGCCATTCCGATGTCGTCACGAGGTCGAGCGGGCGGCGCTCGTCTTGCATCGCCAAGAAGGCCGTGAAGATCAGGCGGTGATCGGCGCGGTAGAAATCGGCCGGGCTCACCACGTCGGCCGCCTCATCCAGCGTGCGCGGGTCGAGCAGGATGCCGCCGATGACCGCGGCCTCGGCCTCCGGGGACCAGGGAGGCGAGTTCATGCGCCCTCCCCGTCCCGCGGACCGTTGGCGGTGGCGCGGCGCGAGGGCCAATCGAATGAGAGCACCGCGCCGCCGTTTTCCTTCATGCGGTCCATCACGCGATCCCCGACGTAGATCGCGCACTGCGCCAGCGGCTCGTTCGAGACAAGGATTGTCGGGCGCAGGGCCTCATACCTGCCGTTGATGATCTCGAAAAGGATTTGCCGCTCGGTTTCGCTTCCGAATTGCACGCCGATCTCATCGAGGATCAGCAGGCGTGGATTGCGGAAAGCCTCAATCGCAGCCTCTTCGCTCTCCGCGCGATCCTTCGAGTAGGTCGCCTTCACCCGGCGAAGCGCGGCGATGGCGTTGATGAACAGCGCCGAGTAGCCGGCGCGGATGACGTGGCTTGCGATGGCGCAGGCCAGGTGCGTTTTCCCGGTCCCAGGCAGGCCGCAGAAGATGAGCGAGGTTCCCTTTTTCGCCGCCGACTCGAAGCGCTCGGCGTAGGCACGCGCCACGCGCAGCGCTTTGCGCTCGCCTTCGCAGTCGGTGGCGAAGTTATCGAGGCTTCGATCCCGGAAGCGCAGCGGGATGCCGGAGTTCCTGAGCCTCGAAGCGAGGCGCTCCGCTTCCCGCTCCCGCTCGGCTTCCGCATTCCTCGCAGCCTGCGCGGCGAGATACTCGGCCCGGCACTCGGGGCAGGTGGACCAGATATCCTCACCGTGGCGGCTGGCGTAGACGACACCCGCGGTGTACTCGCCGTGCTTCTCGCAGGTGCGCTGCTCGGTCTGTGCGCCCTCCACGAAATCAAACATCGTCGCCAAGCCAGGGGATGTCTTCGAGGGGGGTTGCGCACCCGGCGTAGTCGGCGCCGTTTCGTGGGATTGCGGTATTCTTTCGTGGCTCATGGCGGCCTCCAAGGGGCTGCTGTTGGGTAGGGCCTCGGCCGGTGTCGCTAGCACTGGCCGGGGCTTTCTTCTGCTCGGCGATCAGGTTTCTGACCGTCTTGTCGATGTAGCCGGGCTTGATGCGCCCGGGACCGGGGTGGTAGGGCTTCGCGCGCTCCACTGCCTCCAGCAGCAGTTCAAGCCCGATCTTGTCGCGCACCCATCCGTGCAGCAGCGGGCTGCTGCTCGTCACGCTGACGTCTTTCTTCAACACCCGGACCAGCTCCCCGCATGCAGTCCAAATCGTCATGTCTCGCGCGCGAAGCTCGCCGTAGAAGTTTTCGTGCAAGTTTTCTCGCGTGCGTGATGACGAAGAAAGAGGCTCGGGCGTGTGAGTTTTTTCGTGCTTTGCGAAAGAACCCTGATAAGGGTTGCTCCTCTGGTTCTCATTGCAGTGCAGCACGGTTGCTGCTTCGGTTGGTCCTGCGGTTTGTGCTTCAGAGATAATCCGTTCAGCTTCAGACACATCCGCGTCAAAATCTGGTTGCTCCCTTGGTTGCTCCCTTGGTTGCTCCCTTGGTTGGTCCTCGGTTGGTCCTCGGTTGGTCCTAGTTTTGGACGCAATAACCCCTACCCCATGCGGAAGCTCAAAAATCATCGGGCCGCGATCGGGGAGGGGGCGTAGATAGCCAAGAGCCACGAGCCGCTGAACCGCTCCGCGCACCTGCTGGCGGGTCACGTCGGGGCCGGTGACGACGCGGTCCTTGTGCCGCCCGGCGACCGAGCCGACGCGCATCACGTCGCGGATGTCCTGCTCGCTGACGCCGCTCGTGATGCCGGTCTTGAAGTCCATCCTGCGGCGCAGGAACACGTAGACCTTGAACAGCACATGCGGCTCGTCCACGAGGCCGTCCCACTCGGGATCGGTCAGGAGCACGCCGCTCATTTCCAGGGCTCCCCGTGCATGACGCGGTACATGCAGGAGTTGAGGTGCTGCCAGTTCTTGACGTGCTTGGCGATGGCCTTCAGCTCGTCCACCGGCACGCCAGCCTCATGCGCTTCCTTGAGCATGCGAATACAGGCTTCCTCATCGATCCGGTAAAGGCGCCGCTTGAGGATGCCGCGGGTGTAGTAAAGCTGCTTGATATCCTCGTCCTGATTTTCGATCGCGAGGACGCCGCCGAGCTTCTGGTAGGCAATCTCTATGGATTCTTTCGTTGCATGGCCGTCAACCCACTCGACGTACCGATCGCAGGCGATGTCGAGCGCTCTAAGCACCTTGCCAAGATCGTATTTCGCTATGAGCTTCTTGACGTGGGCCTTGCCCTTTGGATTCAGGGTGAAACCCGTCATCTTGTTAAGGGCTTCGGAAACGGAATCGGCCTCGAAGTTATCAAGCTCCTTCAGGCCATCGCGCCACTTCAGCATCATCTCAAGCTGCTCGCGCCGCTCGGCCAGTTGCTCAAGCTGGCGACGCTGCTTTTGCACGGCGCTGTTGTCGTCAAGCTTTCGATCGGACTTGCCGTGGTTGCACCCGGCGCACGAGGTCACGAGGTTCATCAAATCATTGTCGCCGCCCTTGCTCACGGGCGTCAGATGATCGACGTGCAGCACGACCTCGGGCGCGACGGCGCCGCAGTATTGGCAGGTGAAGGAGTCGCGCTTGAAGACCTCGAAGCGCACCGACTTGGAGATGGGCTTGCGGCGCGCCTTGGGTTCGACGGGCGGCGGAGCAGGGGGCGGATCGGGCAGTTTCTGCGGGGTGATCGGGTCGCGGTTTCGGAAGCGGGCGAACTCGGGGAGGCCGGCGCACGACCCGCAAAGCAGGTATTTGCCCCTTCCAAGACTGTACTCGGCCGGGTTCGGGCAGCCGCTGTTCTGCGACGCCTCGCAGCCGTTGACGGGGTCCCACTCGCAGGGATGGGTCACAGCCGCCTCCCGCGCACACGCGCCGGCAGCAGCCGATCAGGGGAGGGGAGGGGGCAAGCGCCCCACATGAAACCGACGTTGCACGGACCGTGATGGCCCGCTACGCTATTGCACATCTCTGACCTGCCCCTAGCAACAAGGTCGGGGATCACGGGGAGAGCGGTTCGCGGCCGCGTCAACCCACCTTTAACGCGCCCCGTTGAGCTTGCCGGCTCCTCGGGGCGCACTCGTATCTTAGCCCGGAACTGCGCCTCTGCAACCCCCCGCAGATGCAAGCATTCCGCGCCGATTTCCCTTTCGCGCCAAGCGGTTGCAGTGCCTCCGGTGACCAATCCAGCAAAACCGGCCATTTCCGGGCGCTGCTGATCCGAAATCTCATTGCAAGTCAGCGGCTTAGCGTCCTGCAGGGGCTGGTGACCCTGGATCTCCCGCTCTCGCTCCGCCCACTGCCCACACCCCCGCCCGCACTGCACGATCGCCGCCGAGTCGGCCGCGCAGCGGTGCCCGCGCTCGACGGGGCCGAGGTTGGTGCGGCGGTAGTGGTGGCAGGCGCAGGAGGTCATGAGGCGGCCTCGAACAGCGGCCCCGCCGACACCCGGATCTCGCCCGAGCCGCGCAGCAGCACGCCGCGCAGCGCGTCACGGTCCACGGCCGCAGCGAGGGCTGCGACGTTGCGCGCGCCGAAGGCAAGCAGCGCAGATCCGATCGGCGGCGCGCCGATGCTGCGCGGGCTCTCGAAGCGGATGCGCCCCTGCAACAACAGCAGCGCGTCAGCGCGGGATGCGTAGATCTGGAACCACTTTGTCTCGGCCCTTGCGGGCACGAGCGCGATGCCGTTGCCGTGCTCGGCGAGCCGCCCGAGCCAGCGATCGAGATCCGAGTAGGGCGGGTTGAGCCACACGCGCTCGGCGCGGGTCCACGGCGCCGACAGGCCGCACGCGGGCCGGCGGATGTTGACCGCGGCGTGCGACTTCGGCCCCGCGCAGGGGTCGAGATCCCACGGCCCGAGGCAGGCCGGGAGCCAGTCGGGCGTGTACCACTCGTCTGTCGCGGCATAGCGTCCGCCGCCGGTGTAGGCGAGTTCGGCGTTGCGCTCGCTCATGCTGGTCGCGCCTCGCACACCGTCCCATCCTCGCGCAGCCACTGCCACCCGAGGCGCCGCCGTGCCAGCTCCAGCGCGACATCCGCCGCCGCTCGCCCACGCATCCAGGCGAGGATCGGAGCGGTAACCGTGCAGTGCCACGCGGTGCCCCGGCGCTCCCAGACGGCGCCGGCGCATATCGAGCGGGATTCGACGCGCAGGAGGAGGGTCATGCCGGCGGCCTCGGCGCACAGGTTTGCTCCCGCGTCTCGCAGCGCCCGAGCCACACGCGCGGCACGCACAGCCACGTCGCGCCGCCGTCGGTGCTGTATTGCAGCTCCTGCGTGCGCGTGTAGTGCGGCTCTCGCTCCCACGCGCTCTTGATCCAGCCGTCGTGCAGCTCGTAGTCGGCGAGGCGCAGCATGATGGGAGAGTCGCTCATGCCCCCGCCTCCCGCCGCACGAGCGCGACGCGCAGCGTGTAGCGCGCGATCTCGCACAGCCACACGAACCAGCCTGCGTAGGCCGGGAACGCAATCGTCGTCGGGGCATCGCGAGGATGCTTCGCGTGCAGATGCAGCGCGTCCTCGCCGGCCATAATTGCGACGCGCGGCACGCGGGCGTGCTCGGCGTACATGATCTGGCAATACTTGCTGTGCATGTCGATTTCGAGAATTGCCAGCGTCTCCTCGCGCCGCTCCAGCGCGAGGGAATGGACGCGTGGTGCGCCCTGGCGGTAAATCCGCATTGACTTCGGGGCGCTCATGACCGAGCCCTCTGCGCCTTGAGCCACGATTGAAACAGTCCCGGCAGGCGCAGCAGTTCGGCGTCGGCGCGCAGCACGAGCTGACTCAGTGGCCGATGCGCAGAGATCGAAGTTGTCACGACGCCGACATCGCGCAGACCCTCAATCCAGGCTGTGCGCAACTCGGCATCTGACAGCGCGCACTCGTGCGGGCGCCAGGGGGTCATTTCTCGCCCCCCAGCACGCTCAGCGCCCGCTCGTAGAGCGCGCGCCGCTCATCGAGCCCGACATCCCCGCCGTTGACCGCGTGCGAGATGCGATCAATTGCGCCGTCGTCGGCCAGCGCATTGAGGCTCAAGCCGTGCGACTGCCACCACCACGCGGCCGAGAGTGCCGCGGCCGGCGGTTCCTCCAGCAATTTTGGCCGCTCCAGCAGCGGCAGGTGCAGCGCAGCAGCAGCGGCAGCGTAATTCGAGCGGCCCGTGATCTGGAGCAGCCCCCGGCCGCGGTACTTCCAGCCATCATTGGGCGCTCTGTTGCCCATGCGCCTGCCGTAGACGTAATTCGCGAGCCGCTCGGGCTGTCGGATGTACGCCTGCGCGGATTGGATATCGGGGAAACGGCTCGGCCAGACTTTGCGGATTCGTGCCGCGCTCGTGTAGCTGAGGTTTTCGACAGTGCGCGTCAGGTGCGAGGACTCGTGCAACGTCTGCGCGAGAAACGCCGCGAGCCGCTGCCGGGTGTTGATCCCGGAGCGCGCGCAGGCATTCGCAATCGGCTGCGACCATTGCTCGGCGAGGTCGCGGCGCACGCCGAGAGCAAGGAGATGGGCGGGGGTTGGGGTCATGCGAACAGCCTCTGTTGCATCGGCAGTTGCGCGCCCCACTGCAACGCCATCGCTTGCGCCAGGCCTGTCAGCGTGCGGCTGCGCTCTTTCCAGCGATCCGGCCCCGGCGACATGCGATGCACGCGCGCTTCTCTGCCGCTGACAATGCGCGTCGGAACAAGGGGGGGCAGGTTCTGGAGCCAAAGGCACGTCGCCTTGGTTTCGCCGTGCCCGAACATCCACGGCTGCACGACCTGATCGGGCTCCCGGATGCGGCTTGAGATGATGCTGACAGGGTTCTCGATCGCGATGCGCGTAATTGGGGCCGTCATGAGAAGGCGCACGAATTCCAGCGCCTCGGCCTGCTCGCGCTGCTTCTCGCGAAACCATCTGGCGCCGCTGATCGCCAGGTGCGTGCAGGGCGGGTGCGCAATCATCAAGTCCCAGCTATCACCCAGAACCTCGCGCACGTCACCCTGATAATGCGGCCCGGGGCGTTCGCTCGCCAGCAGGTCGCAACTCATGGCGTCGTGCCCGAGCGCGCGGAACGCATCGCGCACGGTTCCGGAGAATTCGCACGCTACCAGGACGCGCAAGGTCACGATTCCCACCCCGGCACGACCCGCCCAAGCCGCGCGTGCAGCTCCAAGTAGCTGCGCTTGCCGATCACGAGTAGGCTCACGCCCGGATGGTATTTCGCCATCCGGCTGATCTTCGTGCGGCTGCGCTGGTCCATGCGGCCCTTGACTTCGTGATATTCGACTGAGCCGGATTTTGTGACGACGCGGAAGTCCGGGAGGTAACTGCGAACTCCCCGCTTGATGGCCTCGAACCAGAACGTTTTCGGCTCATGCTCCCAACTCTCGATCTCGCCGCGCTCCCGCAGCCACTCCAGGTAGCGCGCGTAATTCGCCTCCCAGCGGGATCGGTAGTAATTGCGCTTCCCGCCAATCTCGCGCCAGCCGGCGGAGTCGGGGCGCTTCGGGGCGGGTTTCGAGGCGGCATAGAACGCCATCGTGGCGCCGGTCTGGATGGGAGCACGAGGTCTCACGATGCCGCCTCCAAGGCTTTCTGCTCGCGTGCTGCGCGCCAGGCGCGGATGTAGGGCCTAGCATCATCAGCCGCGGCCAGATATGCGTTCATCGCCGCCTCGGAAACCCACACGATACATTCGCGCTTGTCATAGCCCACGAAACCTGCATCGAACGCCTCGCGCAGCTCGTGCAGCGCGGCGTTCTCGGTCTCAAGCTCCGCGACTCGCTCGCGCAGAGCATCGCGCTCCTGGGCTATCGCCAGCGCGTTGTTGAGCATGTCGTCTGCGGTGCTGGTTAGGACCTGCCCGGCATATTCGGCATTCGAGCGCAGCCGCTCGTTCTCGGCGATCGCGCGCCGGCAGAGCGCGTCGAGCCCGTCGCCGAGGTGGCTCATGACTTGGCCTCGTAGCGCTCGAACTTGGCCTTGAAAATCTCCTCATCCAGCCAGTACGCCCGCGTCGGCGCCCACTCGTGGCGATAGCGCACCGGATGCGCCGGATGTCCTGCATTAACCGCGAGTACGCGAATTACATCGCGTCGCGCACCACTGCCGGGATTCGGTCCGAGGAATTCTTTGCCCTCAACAGCGCAAACGGTCACGGCAGCACCTCCAACAGCAACACGGCGACGATCGGCCAGGGCTGCCCGTCCACGGCGGCGGGGATGAGGCAGAGCAGGGCGGCCAGCACGGTCATGCGGACATCACCACGACAGCACGAACAGCGCGACCGACAGCGTCCACTCGCCGCGGAGTGCGGCGACCACGGACAGGGCGCTGAGGGTGATCCGCTGGGCAGCGTTCACGACGCACACCACAGCGCCAGCGGCAGCCATGCCCAGCCCTCGGCCTGCGGCATCAGCGCGAGGACGGCGGCGGCGACGAGCATCGGGGAGGGGGCGGTCATCGCAACGTCACCAGCAGGCCGTAGGCCATGACGAAAACGCCCATCAGCGCGCAGATCAGGCCGCATGTGAAGCAGGCGAGGCAGGGGGAGTCGATACGAGAGCCATGCCGTACGGACCCGATGCCGGACCCGAGCAGGGCCATGCCGCCGGCAAATTCGATCAGGGGCGCGAGGCTCATGCGACCCACCACGCGGCCAGCGCACAGGCAATGGCAGCAGCGCCGAGGACGAGCGCGAGGACCTTCACGGCAGCACCTTCCCGCGCACCGCCGCCACAATCGTTGCCACGACCCCTACGCCCTGCGCAGCGACCATCCCGAGGACGGCGAATAGGGCGCCGGGCGCCTCGTACTTGGCGCCAAGCTCGCCCATGAGCGCGGCCAGAAGCAGTTGCGAGAGGCCGGCGCCGATGAGCGCCTGAATGAACGCGGCCGAGAGCAGGGCCGTGCGCTTGCAGATGCGGCAGGCGGTGCAGAGGCGGGGGCTCATGCTGCGATCTCCGCGAGCCGCTGCGTGACGTGCGCCGCAGCCCGTCGCCGCTCGCGCGCGCGACACTCCAGGCAGTGCTGATCGAGCCCGCCGAGCCCCCGGCGCTGCGCGCGCCAGTGCTCCAGCGTCGCCGGCAGCCAGCGGTCGCAGCACAGGCAGCGGTGCTCGGTCACACCCTCGCGGATGCGCTGGCGATCGCAGAGGCGCGGGGCCTTCGGGGCGCGGCTCGCGCGGCGGCGCTCTGTCCAGCACGCGATGCACACGCCTTCGTACCCGCCGTCGGTGCGGCGGTAGAAATACTCGGCGTCGAGCGGCCATGCCTCATCGCAGAGGCGGCAGACGCGCACCGGCCCGAGGTCGGGGTCGAGGTAGGTGCGGGGCATCACGACTGCCGCCCCTGATGATGCAGATACGGCTTGACCGCTTCGGCCTTCTTGTCGCGATAGTCGGCGATCTCATCGGCGCTCAAATCGCCGCTGTCGCAAAGCAGGTCAAATGCGTGGCACGCATCGCCGAGTTCGCGCGACAGCATTTCGCGATTACTCGGCCCGCCGTCTGGGTGTCGGCTCTCGTAGCCGTGGCGCAGGATTTTGCCCACGGCGTGCAGAGTCTCGCCCGACTCCTCGATGAGCAGCGCGAGGCGTTCGGCTTCGGCCGGGGTCAGCTTGTTGAAATGGGGCTCGATCCGTCTCGCGCGCAGGCGATCGCGCAACTGATCGATGCGCGCATCAGCGCCGACGCCGCGCGCTTCGAGCCTCAGATGGTCCAGCACGTCTCCGATGCCCGGGAACTCATAGCCTATCCACTGGCGCAGAGAGTCTTGGGTGTGCCGCCAGCGCCAAAGCTCGTCAAGCTCGGGGCCGGCAAGGCGGCGCTTGAGCCATTCGCGGATCACAGTCGCACCCCCGTCGGCAGCAGGCCGGAGTCGTCCTGCGCGTCCAGCGCGGCCTCGGGGCTCGGCTCATCGATCGGCGTCAGATCGCTCGGCCAGTAGCCGGCCTGATAGCCCGTCGCGTCGCGGCAGAGCAGCAGGCCGCCGGCAAAAAATATCTCGCCGTCGCAGATCAGTTCCGTGCCGCCAGAGTCGCGAAAACGCGTGCCCTTCGGCGGGCAGGGGCCGGTCCACTGGACGATGCCGCCGCCCTGCCTGTTGCGGTACTCCCGGCAGTTCCAGTTCATGGCAGCGCGTCCGCCGGCACGATGAGCCCACACGACTCGTAGGCCCTGGCCAGTTCACGCCGGCGCCACGCGTCGTCCATCTCGCCGATCATGAGAGCGACATCAAAGCGCTGCTCGTCGTCCCCGCGGCACTCATCGACCGCGTCCCAGAACTCGTCTGCGAGCGCTGTCAGAGTCGGGTCGGTTTCTTCGGTGTCGCTCATCACGGCCTCCAAATCGCTCGAATCACATGCCAGCCCGCCATACCCCACTGACGCAGCGCCCAGGCCGTCAGCCAGCAGCGCGCACGCAGCGGGATCGTTTTCACGTCCGCCCCCAGACTCCGAGCAGGCGCCAGACCGCCCAGCGCAGGGCCTCGGCGGGGCTCGCGCGGTGGCAGCGGCCGAGGCGGTAGGTCGCACTCGCAAGGCTCATGGCGCCCATCACAGCGCCCTCAGCCACGTCGCCACCTGCTGGGTCGCATCGCGCGCCGTGCTCATCCACCGCGCGCGCGACGTCCAGAACGCGACAACCGAAGCGCCGAGCATCAGCGCCTCACGATCGGGCACGCCGAGGCGGCGGATCGGGATGCGTCCGGGACGGGGGAGATGGGCGGGAAGGGAGCGGGTCACGGGGAGCCTCCTGCCGCGGTCGCGGCGGGTGATGAGGCGGGGTGTTGGCGGCGCGAGGGCAGCAGCGCTTCGGCGATCGACTTCTTGGGGTTCTTGCGCAGCCGCTCGGCGACGAGGTCGGGATTGCGCCCGAGGCGGCGCGCATGTCCCCGGGCGGTGTCGAGCACGCCGTCGTGCTCATAGAGCGCGCCGGCAGCAGCGCGGCGGACGTTGGCCTTTTGCGTGGCCTCTTTCATCTCCCGGGAAGTCGTGCAGCGCCCGTTGAACACGCCGAAGCTCTTGCGCATCGGCGGCGCGGGCTCGGCCTCGGGCATCGCGCCGCAGTAGCTCTGCGGTTTCGTGCCCGGCGAGGGCACGGGCGGCAAATTGACGGGCCGTGCGCGCAGAGGATCGGGACCGCCGCCGGTGTAGAGGGCCACGTCAGCAGTCCTCAATTGGGCCGAAATCGGGCCGATTGCTGCGCAGCAAATCTCTGATCTGCTCAATCGAGTGTGTCGAGGCCAGCGCCCGGAAAATGAAGCTCAGAACGGTGTCCGGGGTCAGGTCGGCTTCCGCTGCGAGGTCGGCGAGCAACTGCTTCAGCCGTGGCTCTAGCGGGTCGAGTTCGCTCTGAAATTGGGCCGAAATCGGGCCGTGCATCTAGGCAACCTCCGGGGCACGCTTGGTCGCGATCGCAACAAGCTCCCGAAGCAGTTCGGGGCGGTTGGCGAGGGCGCGCAGGAGGTCCGTGAGCAGAGTCCCCTGGCGCACGTTCCCCTCACGCGCGAGGCGCGCAAACAGCGCGTGCTCGCTCGCGGTGAGGTTGACTTTGCTGCGGTACTCGCGATGAGCGCCCGCGGGCAGGCGAGTACCGATGTGATGGGGGTCGGGGTGGCTCATGAGCTATGTCCTGCCGCTACCGAGCGGCCACAGAAAAAGCCCGCCGGCCAGACGGCGCGGCGGGAGTCGAGGAGGAGAGGGCAGACAGCCGTGCCCGGGCACGGTCCGCGGTCTGCCAGCGCGCTGCCGCCCGGTCCCCGTTGGGTCCCGTGGCGAGAGGGGAAGAGATGCCGGGTTTCCGCCGGCTGCGCGCAGGTAGGAGTTGTGCGCTCTGTCTTCAGGCCGACCAGCCGCGCGATCAGGGCTCTGTCGTCACCCCTCGCGCTGCCTCCGTTTTCCCCAACGGTGGGCTTGGGGCCGGCTTGCGCCGGAGCCGCGGCGGAGAGTTGCCGCGGCGGGGGGGTCGGTGCAACTAACTGAGCGGAAATGGCGGAGGAGCCTAACGTGATAGATTTCGAGCGTCCCGAACCCGAACGGAAGGGACTCCCTTTAACCCGCAGCACGAGAGGTTCCCCCAATGAAAATCACGATCCTCGTCCGCATGAACGAGCAGGACGTTTCACGAGAAATCGACTGGCCAGACGAGGTGCCGCTACCGCAGCGCGACGACTGGGTTTTCCTGACGGAATTCGCCCCGGCGGTCCTCGTGGTGCAGACGCGCGCCTTCGACCCGTCCAAGACAGGCTTCGGCGCCGTGGCGCTCGGCTGCTTGGTCGCGCAGACGCCGGAGGGAGCGTTCATTGCCGGCTGGAAGCCTCAGAGGCCCCGCCCCTAAGAAACCTGAAGCTGAAGTCCGCCAGCGCCTGCTGCTCGGCCTTCAGCGCCTCGCACCTCTCCCAAGCCTCCTCGTCATACAACGCGAGGAGCGCGCCCTTCGCCTGCTCCACGCTCTGCGCGAGCGTGCGGCTGCCCGCGCGCGTCATCTTCAGCGCCGCGTACCAGATGAACAGGCGATCGCCCAGCGTCAGCGCTCGGTGGCTCATTTCGCTTCCTCGTGGGGTTGGGTCAGGCGACACGGTCGGCCTCGGGGGCTGCCGAGCGCGGGCGGGCCGGGACCGGGAACAGGTCCGGGCGCAGCTCGCGCAACTGGTAGACGCGCAGGGCTGGGACCTTCTCGGGCCACTTCTCGACCGCCTGGCGAGTGATGCCCAGCAGGTCAGCTACCGCAGCCGGCCCGCCGAGCTTGTTGATGACGTAGGTCTTGTCCATGCCGCCAATGCAACCACAGTTTCATAAAAGACGCAACCATGGTTCAAGGGCAGAATGCAACATTGGTTGCATGAGCCATCAAGACCGCATCGTCAGAGCCATGCAGGCACGCGGGCTCAAGGGCATCCCGGCCGAGCTGGTGAAGCTTTTGGGCATCAGCCACGCGGCTGCGAGCAAGCTCATCAACGGCGACACGAAAAAGTTCGACGCGATCAACGCCTATGTTTTCGCGGAGAAGATGCAGGTCAGCCTTAAGTGGTTGATTGCAGAAGATGGACCTATGGAGGAGCAGCAAAAGCCGTGTACCGACAGCAAGCGCGCGGAGATCATCAGGTGCGTGCTCTCAGCGGACGAGGAGGCGCTTGACAACATGCTGACGATGCTGAAGCCAAAGTCCCGCCCCTAGCCCTTCCCTCGCGTACCGTACAGCCCTTCGGGCCAGTTCCCTGGCGCATGCAACCGGGCGCGATATTTTTTTGCCCATCGATGCAACCGCAGTTGCATAGGCGATGCAACTATGGTTTCATGTCCCCATCGCCCACCCGATGGAGAGCCGCCATGACCGACAGCCGCACACCAGAGAGTCTCTACCTCAGCCGCGCCGGCGCCGGAGTTGGCGCCGGGCGCTGGACGGTCTGGCAGCGCCGATTTGTCGGCGCCGACGAACTGGTCGGCTGCGCCACGCGCCGCGAGCGCGACCGCGCAATTGATGTCGTGACGCTGTCCGGGGCGGGGGTCGAGGTGGACGCCGTGTGCGATGAGCACGAGATCGTCCAGACCGTGGCCAGCCGCCTCGCCGACCTGGGCGCCCTGTGCGTAGGGGGTGCGTGATGGGCGCCGCCGACCCGGTCCTGACCGACCTGTTCCACCGCCTTGGGTGGGAGGCCAAGAGCCTCGCCCGGGACGAGCGCCTGGAGGCCGGCGAGGAAGCGGCCGGCGCGGAATTCGACGCGGACCCCGAGGCGCGCGATCGGGCGCTGGAGGAGTGGCTGGCCGACGTGTGCGACCAGAAGATCCTCATGCAGACGGTCAACGCGCAGAACGCGATGGAGGCCGATCTGGCGCGCATCGCGCTGCGCCGGGAGTTGCGTTGGCATTACCTGAAGTGGCGCGGCAAGGAATTGGCGGAGCAGTGGGACGCCGAGGATCGTGAGGCCGAGGAGGACGCGATGGAGAGCGGCGACAGGTGGGCGGCATGAGCCCCGCCCACCCCGACAGCATCGGCCGCAACGGCCTGACGCTGACCCTAACCGCCGGCGCCGCAGTCGAGATCGTCAACGGCTGGGGCGTCGTCACCTGGCGCGTGAGCGTCGATCGGCTGGAGACCCGCTCGCGCAAGGCCGTGCATCTGACCGTCACGCACGTCCGCGGCACAGTCGCGCCCTACGCCGCAATCGTGCGCCACGACCGCAAGACAGCGATTGCGATCAGCGTCGAGGCCCGGCTTGTTCGCATCGGCAAGCACGGCGCGGATATCGAGTTCACGGGGCCGGAGGAGATTGGGATTCGCCGCGCCGCTGCGGAGTCACGGACATGAGCACGCTGGAGCGCACCGATATCGAGCGCGTCGAGACGGCCTCCGACCTCATCGGCGCGATCGTAAAAGCTCTCGCCGGCGCCGGTCGCGATCAAGTCGGCGTCATCGACGTGACGGTAGACGGCGCTCCGCTCGCGCGGGCGGCGCTGATCCGCTACCACGACAGCGAGCGCGACCCGCCGGTTACGTCGTGGGAGTTGCGGCTGTTTTCGGGGGCGCAGTCATGAGTTCCAGTAATCGCAAGCGCCGCATGCGCGCATCCGAGGCCCTATCGCTCGCCGAAGGCGACGGCATCGGCGAGCAAGCCGCAATGGCCATCGCTGCCGAGATGGGCGGCTTCGAGGACTGCGAGGACTTCTGCCTCTCGCTCATTGCCGAATCGGAGCCGAGCCCAAAGCGCGAGAAGCCGCAGAAGAGTCTGAGCCGCCAGGATCGGAATTGGCTCAAGCGCGAGATGGGGAAATGGTCCGAGGCCGTGAAGCCGCTCGGGCTCGAAGTCACAGAGAGCCCGCACGCCTACGAGTGGGCGAAAGTCACGGGCGAAGGTGTCGCGCTTGTGATCTATCACACGGATTACTGCATCGCGCGGAATAGCTACGTGCGCAATTGCAACTCGCGCGACGCGGCGAAGGCGATCGAAGCAATTGACGCGCTGGCGCTGCCGTGCAAAACGAGGCCGAAGGTATGAGCGCCACCGCCGAAACCATCGCCAGCGCCCGCCCCACCCTCGCCGCCGTCCTCATCTGCGAGCTAGACCGCGCGATCGCAGTCGCGCAGAGCGTGCAGCACGTTGCGAGCCTGCGGAAAGTCCCGGACGACGCCGCGACCGAGGCTGCGATTGCGGCGGTTGACGCGCTGACGGGCGGGGAGGCCAGTGCGGCAGGGGCGATCGAGCGGGGCGTGCGGTGGCTGGGGAGGTCGGCATGATCCAGCCACCCAAGCCGGGCTACTACCTGCACCGCCAGTTCGCAATGAGCGAGTGGGAGCATGCCTACTGGGACGGTGAGCGCTGGTCGGTAAAGAGAGGCCGGCGGCGCGTTTACCCGGAGTGCTCCGACGGTTGGTCCGAATTGCCCGAGCGGATCACAAAGAAACTGGAGCAGGCGCAGAAAGAGCTTGGGCACGCGCGCGACGAAATCGAGCGGCTGCGCAGGATGCTTCCGCCCGAGCGGGGAGAGCCGGCATGACCGACGAAACCTGCACGATCGACGGCGGCAAAGTTCTTTCATGCACGCGGCTGTGGACCGTCACCCACGCCGGGAACCCACCGAAAGGGCGCAATGGGATATTTGTCTGGCAATTCGAGAGAGTTGGCGGCGAGATCACGGGGCGCTTGTTCGGAGCGCAATCAGAGCGACACCCTAGCGGACTCATTTTCAACTTCTGTCCGTACTGCGGCGTGGATTTAAGGCCGGCGGCGGAAGCGTTGCAGAGGAAAACATGACATTCCGCCGCACTGCCCACCCGCGAGCCGCGAAGCCGCACGTCTGCTGCGAGTGCCGCCGCGAAATCGCTATCGGCGAGCGGCACGAATTGATCGCCGGGCGCCTGGAGGACTCAGACGACGGCGGGCCGTTTATGCAACTTCGCACCTGCCTCGTGTGTGCCGATCTGCGCCGCGAAATGGATGACGGCATGCAGCCGGATGATTGCGCGGTCTACGGCGAGTTGTGGGATGCGGCCTGGACGGCGGATGTCGCATGCCCTGTCCGTCTGCCGAAATAACCCGCGCCTGGCCGTCGGTCGAGCGCATTACTGAGCACTACGAGGATTAGCCGATATGGGCGCCCGCAAAGTCAATTACGCCTGGGTCCGCTGCAACACCGAATTCGTGACGAGCAACAGCGAGGGGCCGATTGTCGAGTGCATCCGCGACCTGTTCATGCGGCTGCCGAAAGATGAGCGCGGGCCGGTGCTCGAAAGGCTGCGGGCCGATGCCGATACGCTGGCGCAGAACGAGGCGGGGACGACGGCATGACCACCGAAGCCCCAGAGCCCCGAATCGAGGCCGGCTACACCCTCGGCGTCCTCGCCGAGATCGCCGGGTTCGGCAGCGCGGAGGAGCTAATTGACGCCGCGCTGAATGACACGCTGCTCGAACAGTTTTTCGAGCAGCGGCGGCAACAGCAACAAGAGGCCAGCAGCAATGCGTGAGGCAAGACCAGAGCCCGAGATTATGTCGCCACGCGCCGAGACCTGCCCGGGTTGCGAGGGGCATGGCTGGATAGGAGGGCGGCGTTGCGGCGCCTGCGATGGGGTTGGGTCGAGAGTCGCGCAGCAGCGCGCTGACGAGCAGCCCGTTGACCTCGCTGCGGTCGAACCCGAGCAGTGGATACCAAAGATCAACGCTTGGGTGCTCGTCAAGCGCGGTAAAAACCTCGGCATGACCGGGAAAGTGGTCTTTATTCAAGGCGACTCGATGCATGGCAACTCGACAGACGCCGATATCCACGTCATTGGCTACGGCAGAAAGGCATGGGTCCGCGCGAGCGACTTGGAGCCCAGCCAGCCGCTGAGCCCCGAGAATGCCGCGGTGGCGACGCATGTCGCGCATGATCGTCGCGCCTCGCTCACCGACGCGCAGCCATGGGTGCCGAGGGTCGGCGATCGGGTTCGTGTCGTGCGTGGCCCGCAGGTTGGCACCACCGGCCCGGTGTTCGGCTACAGAGCCCCGGCGAACAGTCCGGACACGTCCGTCTCGATCCGCGCTGCGGACGGCTACGTGCTCGCCATGATCAGCGACTGCGAGCCCCTGCCCCCAGAGCCCGCCCCCTACATCGCCGACGTGCGCCACTACACCCAGCAGGAGCACGAGGCCCGGGCCGAGGCCATGCTTGCCACCGCCGATCGCGCCGCTCCCACCACCGGCCCCGCCCAATCCCTGCGCGCCCACGCCACAGCCATGCGCGCCGAGGCCGACAGTCTCGTGCTGCGCGCCGAGGTCGTCGATCGCATCGCCGCGGCACTCGACGGCTACGCGGGTGGGGATGGGGCGGAGCTGCTGCGCGAGGCGGCTGAGATCGTCGAGGGGGCCGCATGACGCCGCGGGAGAGGGAGGCGTGGGCGCTCGTGGACGACTTGGCCGCGCTGCTTAAGAGCCTAGTCCACGCCACCCGACAGAGCGCTGATCCGACAGTCATTTCCGTTCGCGCCAGGGCGGACGAGTTCCTGCGGCGCAAGAATTTGATGGGCTCGACATCGCGTGCAGAGGAGGGCAGGTCATGACGCCCGAGCAGAGAGCGGAGTGCGCGCGGCTGGCCAATGATCTTGAGCAGGTCAACGCCTTCGGCGAGGTCGAGATCGAGGAGTTGCTGCGCAATCGCGAGGACACGAGCGGCGAGCAGGACGACGCCGACGCCGCGCTGATCCTCGCCGCGCTGCGCGAGGTGGCTGCGACCGAGCCCGCCGTGCCGGTCTCCGAGTTGCGCTACGAGATTGCCGCACTGCTGGATGAGGATGACGTTGACGCGCCAGTGCACCCGGAGCGCAAAGAGGGGTGGCGGGCCGCGCTCGGGGTGTTGACGGAGCGGCTCAAGGAGAGCGGCCATGGCTGATGAGATCGTGGGCTGTTCCGCCTATAGCCGCCGCGGGACCGTGCACCGATGGGAGCGTGCGAGAGGGCTGGAGGGTATGTGGCGATCCGTCTGCGGGCGGGTCCACGACAGGCGCGGCGACATCCAGACAGCCGAGGAGAAGGACATCGCCGGCATGACCCGCTGCACGGGCTGCTTCCCGGCGAGCGAGCAGGAGGCGGCATGAGCGAGATCGTCGGGCTCAACACCGCCGCCCGCGGGGCTTCCGTCCATCGCTGGTTCGACCTGGCCGGCGTGGATGTCATGCCCGCCGGCCAGTGGCAGTCCGTGTGCGGCTGCGCGAGAGCAATGCTGTGCACGATCGAGACGCGCGAGGACGCGCTGCGCGGACGCCGCCGCTGCATCGTCTGTTTCCCGCCGGGGCCTTGGGCAGCGGAGGCGGCATGAGCGACGAAGACAGCGACCGCTCGTGGCAAGCCGCGTCCGATGACGACGCGGCGCAGCTCTCCGAGATGATCGGCGCGGCGGAAGAGCCGCAGCCGCCCGAGCACGAGGATGACGGCAGTAATCCGTTCTGAGGTGTAATTATGAGCACGATTTATCAAGCCATTGCCGAGATAGTCGGCGAGATCGGCGCTATCGAGAAGAGCAAGCGCAATCAGCAGCAGGGATTCAACTACCGCGGAATTGACGACTTCTACAACAACTTGAATCCGCTCTTCGCCAAGCACGGCATTTTCAGCGTGCCGGAGGTTCTGTCCGGCGAGCGCGAGGAGCGCCAGAACAAGAGCGGCGGGCTTCTCCTTTACTCGCGCCTGCGCATCAAGTACACCTTCTATGCGGCCGATGGTACGAATGTTTCGTGCATCGTCGAGGGCGAGGGAATGGACTCGGGCGACAAGGCCAGCAACAAGGCAATGGCGGTCGCGCACAAGTACGCGCTGATGCAAGTTTTCTGCATCCCGACCGTGGAGGTCGAGGACCCGGATGCGGAATCGCATCAAGTTGCACCGCGCGCCACGCAGAAACCATCGACGCAGAAGCCGCTACAGCAGACGCCTGCTACCGGAGCTTGGTCAGACCTGATCATTGCGCTGAAAGAAGCTGCCAGCGAGGGGGACGAGCAGCTTTACTCAACGTGGCGCACGAACCGCGCCAACATGACCAACCATCAGATCATTGAGGCGCAGAAGGAAATGCCGGATGTCATCAAGCGCCGGCTTGAGCACCTGACAAGGCTTAAGTCCAAGAGCGCCGAGACGACAGCCTGATATGTTCCGGACGTTCGTTCGCACGGAGTACGAGCGGCAGCGCGCGCTTGAGCGTATCGGCACGCTGCCGCTCGATCCGCCGATAGAGATCATCGTCGAGCCGAAGCCCGAGCACGAAACTCGGACCGTCGCACAGAACAAGCTGCTTTGGCTGTGGAATAATGCGATACAGAAGCACATGTTCGAGGCGTTCGGGCAATCGGCAAGCTCTTGGGAGTGGCACGAAATCCTTGTTGCCCGGCTGTGCCCGTGCGAGATTCGATATGTCGATATGGCCGGCATGACCTACGAAATCGGCAGAGCGAGAACGTCGGAGATGAGCGTGAAACAGATGTCGGAGTACCTGGACAAGCTCGATTGCTACTGCGTCGAGGTGTTGGGCCTTAATCTGCCGCACCCGGACGTGTTGTATTGGGATGCGATGGGGGCGAAGCCCAAAGATTGAAAGGCCAGAATATGAGACACGAAGCCGCCGAAGCCGTAACGGCGCCGACTGTAAGCGCGGGATGGGCGTTGATCCTTGTCTGCGCACACGGCATGGCGTGGATTGCGGCATCAAGCTTTTCAATTACAACTGGCGTTGATCAAGTTAGCCCGGACCCTGATGATCTTGGGCTGCCGTTCAGCGAGAGCGACCCTGGGTTCTGGCTATGGGAAGGCGCCGTCTGCTTCGATGGTCTGGATGGAATAGAGTACGAAGGCAGTGCACGGAAACTGACGTTCTCGGAATCAGAAGTTTGGATGGTGAGACATGAGGCGGAACCGCCGAGCGAGGCTGAAGAATGAAGATCAGAGTCTACTGCGACGGCTTCAGGGACAAGCTGATAACGCCAGAGCAGATCGGCTACACCGACGAAGAATGGCGTGCGCTGAGCGATAACGAGAAGCGAACTGCTATCGAAATGTTCGCTTCAGAATTCGTGGATGTCGGCTACGAGGAACGGGCGTGATGCCAGACCTAATCACCGTCTTCAGCCCCGCCGCCAACCGCGAATTCAGGCAAGTCCCGTGGCCGAACGAATCCGGCCAGAAAGAGCCGTGGACGACCGCCGAGAGACTGGCGTTTGCGAACAATTGGTGGGTCGCAGCCTATGCCTTCGTGCGCGCTCGCGATGCCGGAGACAGCGCGCGCAAGAAGGAGCTGCGCCCCGCTGTCGTGCTCCAGCGCTACTCGAAGCGGTTCCGCGAAGGCGTCAAGGACATTGTCGATCAGGCGGAGGAGGAGAAGCTGGCGCGGATCATGCTGTCGCCAGATGGGCCGGCGCCGTCGGGCCGGTCGGTTCTGAGTTTGAGGGCTGGTGCATGAGCGACTACGCCGAATTAACCCGCCGCGCGCGGGAGCTTCTAGCCGGCGCCCAGCCTGCGCCGTGGCAATTTGTGCCGGTCGGCAACGCACCGGAAGGCGGGAGCCCGGCCTACCCGCCGTCTATCGAGGATGCCGATAACTCGACGATTGCATGGCTGGAGCAGGCCGACGGGGCCGGTGCTCTGATCGCCGCGGCGCCGACACTGATCGCTCAGCTTGTCGAGGCGCTGACGGGTATGCAGCAGGAGTGCTACGAGGTCCAGTTGCGGGCCGCGCGGGCCATCGTCCAGCGAGACGAGGCCGTCAATGCGATAGCCGAGAAATTCTCTGACCCCACTATCACCGGCATGAGCATCCAGCAGGGCGCCGTAGATATGGGCCTGAAGGGCGGCACGGCCGAGGCTCTGGCCCATGCGTTCGCGGCTCAGTTTCGTGAGTCAGGCGCGGTCAACTACCTCGAGATGACCTTTACGGCGTCCGATGGGCTGCGCCTTGCCGTCACGCTCCAGCGCTGCGGTGGCATCACGCCGGGCGCAGCGGCAGCGCAAGCAGAGCGTGAGCGGGACGAGGCTCTAGCGGCCGTTGGTCGGGCCGAGATTCGAGCGCAGGACGCTAACGCGCTGGCCGACGAAATCGGCCGTGCCCTGCCGGCGCTCGAAGCCGAGAACGCCCGGCTGCGCTCGGCCCTCGAAGCCGCCGGCGTGCCGCGCATGGGCGTCGATCTGATCGCGCTGGAGCCGGCAAAAGCGGCAACCGAGCCGCACGCGGACCGCTCTACCCCGGCTCTGGAGCCGCTGGAGAGCCGCGCTGGACCGACCGGAGAGCCTATCCCCCTCGCGCGAGCGCACGAGCGCACCGACCTCGCCGCGCTCTATCTGGAGCGTGCCCTGGCCGATCCCTCGCTCGCCGAGCGGCCGGACGCTGAGGCGATCCGCCGCGACCTGGCGGGACGCGCCCTGCGCAGGGCGTACTACCGCGGCGCGGCGGATGCGCTGACGACGCGCCGAGAGCCGCAGCCCGCCGGCTGGCCCGAGCCGATCACGGACCGGCTGCCGACGGCGGAGGATGCGGACGAATATGGCTGCGTACTGGCATATCACGACGGGAACGCCGACGGCGAGCCGCCCGGCTGGTATCAGAATATCTGCGACGATGTCATGCCCGGCCAGCCGTGGCTATCGCACCCGCCGGCTCCGGGCGAGGAGGGTGGCGGCCGTGGATGACCTCTACGTCGTGCGCAGGACCGACAGCCCCGGCGCTCCGTACGAGCTGTCGATGCCGGATATCGAGATGGGCTCGGACACGCTGGAGTTTGGGCTGGACGAGGACGAGGCCCGCCGGCTGCTCAACTCCCTCGCCGACG